AATATCATATAGCAGTCTGAAGTAATCTTCTTCGTTTTTGATCTTGTCCCAAACCACAGAAGAGTCGCTGGTATAATCATATAGTGATGGAGATTCATCGTCATCCTCTTCCAACGGAACAATTTCATACGCTTTGTCATAATCGTTGTATGAGTGCTTATTGGGATCATCGTCTATATAGTCTGGATTGACCGCTACGCTTTCTTGGTTGTTGTATAGCCATTCCACAACTTCATCTTCATTCTTACCGTCAAGTTCAGGGAACTTGCTTGTATCAATCACATATTCCCCTTTACCGCAGAATGTGACATAACTCTCACCGTGCATGAATCGTAGTTTCATAATTGGTGTATAGTATTCAAATTTTTTTGAAAATGTCAATATTTATTGTATATAAAAAGTATGGCATATCACTCGTGGAAGGTTTAAAAAAAAGTGTCAAAAAATGCGGTATTTTATATTTTTGGATATATTTATAACTAAGAAAAAGAACAATTAACCTAACAATACTATGGCAGAACTACTCGACCAAAACCAGATATTTTTTACTGCATTCGAGCCCAAGGTGCAGAACCGTTTCATCATGAACATTGATGGAATTCCTGCTTATCTCATCAAAGCAGCCGCTCGCCCAAGCATCACAAACGGAACTATCGTTATGGATCACATCAACCTAAAGCGCAAGCTCAAGGGTAAGAGCGAATGGGCAGATATTGCTATCACTCTTTATGACCCAATCGTTCCTTCTGCTGCACAAGCTTGCATGGAATGGGTACGTCTTGCTCACGAATCCGTGACCGGTCGTAACGGATATGCCGATATGTACAAGAAGGACGTTCAGATCCAAGTTCTTGGACCTGTTGGTGACATCGTTGAAAAGTGGGACATCAAAGGAGCATTTCCTTCAACAGTCGATTTCAACGGCTCTGGCCTTGATTGGGCTTCTCAGGAAGCACTGCTGATCAACGTCACGTTGACATACGATTACGCAATTCTACAGTTCTGATACACCTATAAACTCAACAAAAACCCCCGCCATAAAAAGTGGGGGTTTTTTATTTTATCTTGACAAATATTCATCTACCCCCTATAACCCCGGGTATTACCTGAGACAAACACAACTTAAATATAATTTTTAACAGTATAGTTAATATTTATATATACTCTATAAACAAGGAACTTAATATATGAAACGCTCTGAACTCAAACAAATTATTCGTGAAGTAGTAGAAGAAGTCATGAAAGACGATTTTGCACCACTTGGTGTGGCGGACGAAAGCAGACTGGATGAAAAGACTCCACCAAACTTCCCAAAGAAGCTGCACGATAAAATACTGAATCAGTATAAAGGCGAAGAAGAAAAGGCATATGCCACGATGTGGAAGATCTTTTATGAAAAAGAAAAGGGACACAAGAAAGTCAACGAAATGTGGACAGCTTGGGAAACTGAATCAGTTCAGGAAATTTCCAAAGAGCAGAATGCAGAACACGATGAAACTGATATGAGCAATCCAGAAGAAAAGCGTGAAGTTGAACTTGCCAAGCAAGCCAAAGACGCTGCCGAAAAAATCCTAAAGATGCACGGCAAATGACACGTTCTCAATTAAAAGGCGTCATTCAGGAAATTGTTCGCAGAAAACTCAGCGAAGTTGACGGAGATGTCACAGATAGTTCCGCAGCCGAAACAGGTTTAAGCGATGCAGATAAAAAAGAATTGGCCAATCTTAAATCTCAAAGTGACAAGCTTACCACCAACATTAAAAAGATAGAAGGTGAAGTTGCCAAACTGCAACAGACCATTCAGCCAAAGATACAAAGAGCAGAGCGCATGAAGGCCAAGCTGCAAAAGCAACAAGCTGATATTATTCGTAAACAACAAGCTATACAGGACAAAGCATAATGGATAATATAGAAAAACAAATCCACGAGATAGAAGAAAATCTCCACAAATGGTTCAAGGAGAAGTGGGTTCGTTTTGGTCCAGATGGTAAAATTCGTGGACAATGTGCACGAGAAAAGTCAAGCGAAGGTAAGCCAAAGTGTCGTCCATTAAAGTCGGCACAAGCAATGGGCAAGAAAGCAAGAGCAACTGCTGCACGCAGAAAACGCCGTGAAGATCCAAATCCAGACAGAAGTGGCAAAGCAAAGAATGTAAAAACTGAGGAAACTATTATGGAAAATCATATATGCCCAATTTGTGGCGGAGAACTAGTTTCTGAGGCACTGATGAACGAAAAGAAAGACGCTTGCTATTACAAGGTCAAGGCTCGTTACAAGGTGTGGCCAAGTGCATATGCTTCCGGTGCATTGGTAAAGTGCCGTAAGAGCAAAGGTAAATGGGGAAGCAAATCGGAAGGTGTTGAAGAAGCAACACAGGAACTGGATGAAAAATGGAGCGAGAAATACAAACGCAGCATTGATTGCAGTCATCCAAAAGGATTTAGTCAAAGAGCACATTGCCAAGGTCGCAAAAAAACTGAAGAACAACTTATGAAAGAAGAACAACTAAGAAAACTGATACGCGAAATGGTAGAAGAAGAATATGCCACGAGCGGAAAAGACTATATCGTCCAACAAATGCGTTCTGCTCTAAGAAAAGTCATGGATATTGGCGGCAGAAATATCGCAGACGTTGAGGTGAGTTCAATTAACGGAAGAGTTCAGTTCATTTTAAATACCAATGGAGTGTCTGATGTTACCGATGCATATATCACCGCCAAGGATGAAACTCTGGATAAATTCAATTTGAGAATGTCACTGCGTAATGGCGAAAATGTGGAAAAAGAAAATCTAAGCAAACGAGATGTCATCAAGACATTGAGATCGTGGACAGGTCAACTGCACGAAGACGTTGATGAATGCTGGGAATGTTATGAATCCGTCATGGAAGAAGGAACCAACGAAGCTTGGGAAGAATGCTATCGCAAAACAAATTGGGATATGATCCCAGAAGGTGATGAGCATACTTGTGAAGGTGATGAGTTTTATGAAATTTATGGAGACATGAATGCAGATGCTCCTCTCGAAGAAGCTGAATATCGCGGTCGCAAAGTTCCGCTCGGCAAACCGATGCGTGGCGATGTCAAGAAGTTCAAGGTATATGTCAAAAACCCAAAGACCGGTAATGTAAAAAAGGTTAACTTCGGTGACAAAAAGATGCGCATAAAGAAGAGCAATCCAAAGCGCCGCAAGAGCTTTAGAGCACGCCATCGTTGTTCAAATCCTGGTCCAAGAACATCTGCCCGTTATTGGTCCTGCCGCAAGTGGTAATATATGAAAAAGTCCGAACTTAAACAGCTTATCAGGGAAGTCATACAGGAGATGTATACCAACAATCCTGAAGTTGATAATCACATAGCCACCATAGAAACATCCAAAGGGTCATATAACTTATGGTGGGAAGAGGACAGAGAAGAAGATAATGTCAAAACAGAATATTATGTAAAAGGTCCGGACGGAAAAATTCATTGGGTGACAATACCGGGTGTAAATCCATACGACAGACTGAACAAGAAGAATATGGAAGACATCAAGAACTGGATAGAAGGCGGAATGAAACGTGTAAATCCATTCACTGGAAAATAATAAAACTTTAAAATATACTATTATGAAAAAATCAGAACTAAAAGCGTTGTTGAAAGTAATTGCAGAAGAAGTTGCTGCCGTAAAACAAGGGCAACTTGATGAAACCAAAGGATTGTCTGGATTCAAGAAATCCAAGGAATCAACTGAACATACCGAGAAGGTTGCTGATTCAAAGTCGTTGACTCCAACTTCCGAGCCAAAGGAAAAAGAAGAAGGTGAGAAGCTTCCTGTGGTAAAGAAGCCAGCCAATCCACAAAAGGTTGGAAGTATCAAAGAAGAAATTCTTCAAATGATTCGTGAAGAGATTGATGAGATGGCTCGTGTAAAGGGTGCTGTTGGTAGCAAGTTCAAGGTGGAAGATCCAAGTTCTCCAACAGGCTGGGTCGTCAAGGGACACAAGACCATTCCAGACGGCACACCAACAGAAGCTCCAAAAGGACCATATGTCAAGAAGGGTGAAAATCCAAACCTTGGTCGTCCAAAAGCAACACCTGCTGTATCAACCGGTCCAGCATCTCAAGCCGAGATTGCTAGAACAGAAGATGCCGTTGAAGATTTTATCAAATACAACCCAAATGCCACCGAACAAGAAGTGGCAGATGCAGTTGCTGAAAAGAACAGCGAAGAAACACCAATGAGCCTAGATGCCACAGTGATTCAAAACGCTATTCAAAAAGCCAAATCGGACACCAGTTCCGATACAGATTCCGGTGAACCTGATATGGCAAGGCTCGCCGCTTCAGAAAAAGCAGCAAAAATTGCAAAAATCAACAAACTCAGAGCATATCTGATGAAAAAGAAAGGTCTGAAATAAGCATATGAAAAAATTCATCACATTGACATTAACGGTTTTATTGTTGTCTGGATGCGGAATGGTTCCAAAGATGCCAAGTCTTCCAAGCTTTGGCAAAAAGGAAGCGGCAAAAACAGAACCAGTAAAAGAACCGGAAGTCAATGTGGCGGCAGTAGTCGCAGCCCAAGCAGCAAAAGAGGCTATGGAAAAAGCAGCTGCGGTAGAAGCCAAAGCTGCTGAAGACAAAAAGAAGATGGAAGATGAGTATGCTAAACTCAAGGCAGAAACCATGAAGGCATACGACGACCTAAAGAAGAAAGACCAAGACAATTTCGATAAGATTGCTGAACTCAACTATGGTGTATATCACGTTACTCAGAAAAACAAAAAGACTGACATCAATACAACCATTGCTCACTTGCGTTCAAAAGAAATAATGATGCGCACAGACAAACTGACTGACGCAGAAAAGGCAGAAATACAAAAGGAAATCGAGGACGAGCGATCAAAGACGGTTGATCAATTGTATATCAAATACAAAGCAACCATCGATCTTGCTGTAAATCAAAAGGCAGCACTTGATGAAGCAGATCAATTGATTCAGCAGAAGGAAAAAGAAAAAGCGGCGATGAAGGAAGCAAATCGCATTGCTATTGAAAAAGTTGAAGCGGAAAAGAAAGCTGAAGTTGAAAGAGTACGTGCTGAAGCAGCCGACCAAGTTCGTCTGCTAAAAGAGGCGCAACAACGCGAACTTATGGTATGGACCGTAAGAATACTTGGAGGACTGGGTATACTATTCCTTGTATTGGGCGTATTGCTCAAGAGCTTCAGTATGATACTATCCGGCGTTACCTTCCTTGGTCTTGCGTATATGGCTACAAGCATTCCTATGTGGGCTATAGGCGCAACGGCAGGTGGTGCCATAGTATTGATGGGTATTGCTCAAGTTCTCTTTAAAGGCAAAAAGAAAGCCAAAGAAACAGAGAAGTAAGATATAATAAAGGTTATATCTTTTTATATATATGAAAAACTTTTTGTAGTTCATATATATGATAAACAAACGTTATATTAAATATGGATAATACAATATCAATTACTAAGCAGGCGACGGTCAATATCTCAAGCGCCGAACCAGTTAAGCAGTCTGTTCCTACTATTAGCGTCAAATTGCCATCGAGAGGGCATTTTTATCCAACAAGCAATCCACTGTCTGGCGGAACTATTGAACTATATCACGTTACTGCCAAACACGAAGATATTCTAAGTAATAGCAACCTTTTAAAAAAAGGTATTGTTCTTGATGAATTTTTAAAGGCGCTTATTGCTACCCCTAATGTAACTTTGAATGACGTATTGATCGGGGATAAAAACGCGCTGTTTGTTGAATCAAGAAAGAATGCGTATGGTGAAGATTATTCCACAAAGATCAAGTGTCCGGAATGCGGCGAAGAATCGATGACAGAAATTGATCTTTCAAATATCAAGCCCAAAGAATTTGCTTTTGAAAACTATACCAAGGGCGAAAACAAGTTTAGTTTTACTCTACCAAACTCAAAGAAGACTGTGGTTTGGAGCTTGCTTACTCACAAGGACGAGAACGATATAGAACAAGAATTAAAAGCGTTGGCAAAACTCGGAACAAACGCATCTGCGCCCGAAGTCACAACAAGACTCAAATACACGATCAAATCCATTGACGGAGAAACAGACCGTGCAAAGATCAAGAACTATGTTGATAATCAGATGACGGCAAAAGATAGTCTTGCATTCAGAAAACACGTAAGAGAAGTGACTCCAGACCTTGATATGACGTTTGATTTTAACTGTCCAAAGTGCGGTCATCAAGTCAAGATGAGCATTCCTCTTGGAGCAAACTTCTTCTGGCCAAATCTATCTGACAGAGATGTGTGAAGTTGCAATCAGAGATAATTGACCTTGCGTCGGAAGGATATTTTTATCCTGTAGAGCATCCATTATCGTCCGGTAAAATAAGAATATTCCCTATCACCGCTCAACATGAAGAATTGTTGGGTAACGTAAATCTTATCAAGCGCAAGCTCGTTGATAAGGAGTTTTTAACCAGTATAGTGGATGGCGAGTTGGACTATGAAAATTTGTTAAACTGTGATAGAGAATCTATACTTCTTAATCTTAGAATAGCAAATTATGGGGCTGGAGCAAAACTTAAGGCTCGCTGCGACGATTGTGAAGCCGACTTTGAATTCGATATGTCATTTGGCTTTCGATCCAAGCCATTTGATTTTTCAAGATATACCCGTGGCTTAAATAAGCTTGAATACAAGTTTACCAAAGCCAACAAAACCATATCTTATAAACTTCCTACTGTAAAAGAGTATAATATTTACGAAGAATATGGCTGGCTGACATTCGCCAAGGTCATAACATTGTCTATAGAAGGCGTGGACGACATAGAAAATTTTTACGACGATATACTACCAGCCAGCGACAGTGGCGCATTCAGGGCATTTTTTGACAAGAACACACCCGGTTATCAAACAGGTATGCAAACCAATTGTCCATCCTGCAAGGCAGTCAAAAAGTCCAAGATGGAGATAAATACGGAGATATTCGGAATAGGACCAGAGAGCAAACTAGCCATACATTCTGAAATATTCGACCTTTGTTATTATAGCAATGGTGCTTTTACACAACAGGGAGTTTATAATATGCCGACAAATTTACGCAGTTTTTATATAAAAAAGCTTGTTGATGCTAAAAAGGCGGAAAAAGAGGCGAATGAAGCGGCTTCCAAGGGTAATGGACCATCCAAGATTGCTCGTCCGCCAACGGTAAAAAGATGAGTTCCGGATATATTTATAATATAACCTGATATATGGCAGACATCAAAAAAGAAGACGTTGAACAATTTTTAAAGATTCGTGATTCGATGGACGAATCTAATAAAATTGCACGCGACTTTTACCAGACGCTGGAAGATACTTTTGATTTAGCCAAAAAACTCAATAGAGCATATGGCGAAACATATGATAAATTAAATAAAGAGCAACAAAAATTGAGAGGAATCGACGCTGAAATACTATTACACACTCGACAAATTGAATCAAACAATGCGCAAATAAGCGCACTCACTGCGCAAATTGCGGAAGACGAAAAAGAAATTGCACAACTTGCTCGTCAAGAACTGAGCCTGACAGCCCAGATAAGTGAAATTAAAGCAGAAATAGCCGACATGGTTCGGCAAGAGAAAGAAATTGAGAGCGCGTTAAATTCAGAATTAAAAAAACAAGAAGTGTTGGAGCAACACATATTAAAAACAAAATACACACTTAAAAGAATAGACGACGACATATTAAAAAATGCAAACGAAAGATTTCAGCTAGGATTACAAATTGCGGAAAATGCAAGATTGCAGACCGATTTGGCAGCGGAGCTTCAATCTACAAGTGACTACCATGAAAGAGCCATAATAGAAGAACGAATTCATAAAGCCAAAATACAAGCAGCACTTTTATCCAAGAAAAATACAGAATCCGAAAAAACCCAAAATGCTTTGTTACAGGAAAGAGAGTCGGTAGGAAAACGTTTGATTAAACAGCAAGATGCATATGAGGACTCGGTAAGAAAAGCAGAACTTTTTGCTGATAACTTTAATGCTGCGAAAAAACGAAGACTGGAATTGGAAGGAGTAAGTGCAAATTTAGAAGAAGACCTCAAAAAAACGCAAAAAGATAGAATGGGAATCGAAGAACGGCTTGGACAAATGGTGGCTCAACGCACGGCACTTCAAGAAGATACTAAAAAACGAGAATATAGATTAAATAACTTACACGAAGAAAGAGCAAAATTGCTTGGAAAAATAAACAAACTACAAGCTCAACTAAATCTTCTGAAATTGATTCAGATGGCATATGAACGTTTTGTGGCGCTTGATAAAGCGGCTGAAGATTTTAGAAGAACCACCGGATTTACTGTTGGGCAAATGGCGCATATCAGAAAGTATGCCGAAGAAATAAATGTTCAATTTGCTGATATGGGCGTGTCCATAGAGCAAGCATATAAATCTGCTGCGGCACTTGCTAATGTTTTTGGTAGAGCATCACTAATCAGCAAGGACGCGATGATGAATGTTTCTCTGCTTTCACAGAACCTTGGGGTTGCTGAAGAAGTTTCTGCGCAAGTTCTTGAGAATTTTATGGGTATTGGAAAGTCTTCCGAGGCGGCTGCGTTTGATACCATAAAGCTTGGCTCTGTTCTTTCTGAAAAAACAGGAGTACCGTTTGCTAAAGTAATGGATGACGTGGCTAAAGCATCAGAAACCACCATCAACATGATCGGCGGCTCACCAGCAAAGTTGATGAAAGCAGCCATTGCGGCAAGAGCGCTTGGACTGGATATCAACAAGATTGCAGCATCGCAAAGAAAGCTTCTTGATTTTACATCCAGTATAAACGACGAGCTTGAACTTAGCGCATTGCTTGGCAAGAGCATTTCATTCCAAAAAGCCCGCCAACTTGCATACGAAGGAAAGTCTGATGAAGCATTAAAGGCGACTTTGGAAACGGTAAAAAAATCCGGAGATTTTGAAAAGATGAACGTTTATCAGCGCGAGCAACTTGCTAAGGCTGCTGGTATGGAACTAAAAGATCTTTCAAAGGCGTTGGCTGTAGAAAAACAACGCGATGAAATATTGAACGGAGCGGACGAAGAAAAACGTCAGCAATTGCTGATGCAGGAAGAAGAACTCAAAAAGATGAAAGAAAGAAGCGAAGAGGACGAAAAGGATCTTATTCGCCAAAATCAAAAAGCACTGGCACAGCAAAAGATGCAGGGTGTGATGACGAAGCTTAAAAACATAATGGATTCTCTTTCCATAGCATTTGCCGATATTCTTGAACCAGTAATAACCGCTTTATCTGACTTTGTGGTTCCATTGTTTAAAGCAATGGTAGCAGTATTGAAAGTTACTATAATTCCTTTGTTGAAGTATATGGTAATTCCATTACAAAAAATTGGAGAATACGTTGGAGATATCGGAAAAAGTTTCGAAGGATGGTCGGAATCCGCTAAAATGATTGGTGGCGGAGTTGGACTGCTGGGTATTTTATTTGCTGGAAAACTTGGGTTTGGAGGAATCGGAAAAGCACTGTCTGGATCATTTGGTCTATTGAAAACCGGTCTTTCAAAAATACCTGGACTCGGCGGACTAGGTAGCGCTGGTAAAGCAGTAGAAGGCGCATCAAAGATTGGAAAATCTGGCGGAGGACTTGGGTCTTCTCTTGGAAAAGGAATTGCCACATTCATGAAGTATGTAGCAAAAGGTATTAGTTATTTTGGAAATACGAATGTATTGAAAGGTGCATTAGGAATTGCACTTGTTGGCGCATCAATAATTCCGTTTGCGTTTGCTATGAAAATGTTTGCAGATGTTGATTGGTCGGCAGTTGGAATAGGTGCACTTGCACTTGTAGGGTTTACCGCAGCGGCGTTTGGGCTTGGGTTGTTATTATCTACAGGTGCTGGAGCAGTTGTTTTTGGCGCTGGTGTGCTTGGAATAGCTGCATTAGGTATGGCTCTTATACCATTCGGAGTAGCCGCAATTGCCGCAGGATTTGGAATTAAATTGCTGGGAGAAGGAATATCCGGTGCCGTAGATCCTATATTAAGACTATCGGAAATTGATTTAACCAAAACCGCATTGGGTATTGGAGCCATCGGAGCTGCACTCGCGGCATTTGGGGCAGGCTCTGCTGGAGCAGGTCTTGGTTCTTTTGTGGGAAATCTTCTTGGAGGAGACCCAATTGCAAAAATGGAAAGATTGGCAAAAGTTGGTCCTGATTTACTTATTACTGCATCGGCAATTAATATGTTATCATCCGCGTTTCAAAAATTTAATGAAGTAGATGCATTTGCAAAATCGATAGACGTATTGACGGTTTCTATTGGCAAAATGAACGACGAACTGGAGAAAACCAGTCTATTGAAATTGACTGCAATAGCAGCAATGACTGCTGCATCAAACATTACAGGAGGCGGCGGAGGAGCAACTGCCGGTGGAACTGGTGGTGGAGATGGAATTGTGGAAAAACTAGACGCTATACACGAAGCGCTTGTTGGAGGAAAAGTTGCGGTTTATGTAGACGGCATCAAAGTATCAAAAGCAATAGCCCAAACATCCTAATATTTATACTTTATGGCAGATAACACATTTCTAGCTCCATTATCACCAATACAAAGAAGTACGCCTTCTCAGAATGTGATTGCGTTCCAAAAGAACGAAAACAGCATATATAACAAGTATAGTCCATATTATCAAGCTGGTGGGCAGATTGGATTTGACCAGCCATATGTGTATGTAAAACTTACAGATTCTAGATTATCAAAAAGCCTTACTGCATACGATACTCAGGCACTTCCACTTGGTTCTACAATAAGAGACGTTCAAAGAATGACGAAGTTTTCACTCAGCAAAAGTGGAGTAATATATTTGGGCAAGCAACTGCTGCTACAACAGCAGAATCCGTTCAATGAAACCAGAATATACAACCCGCTAAGTTTGCTGAAAGCAACCGCAAAACCAACTTCTCTTGGAGCAATTGGTTATCCACAAAGACATCTGGAAACAAGTGGAGGATTACTGAATTTCTTCAAAGATGCATTACTTAGCACGTTTGGTATGGAATCCAAGAGTTTGTCTCAAAACAAAATAGAAGGAACGGCTTCTGGTCCATTCGCCAACTACGCGGATAAAAAAGGGTCGGCAAGATATGGACTGATGAGATATCAAACCGGCGCAAACTCTATATCAAATTTTGAAACAATATGGGCATCAAATGGCGAAAAAAACGAAGCCGCTGGTGGATTTTTAAGTAGACTTGCCAGCGGATTGGTTGATAAGCTTCGCAAAATGATACCAAGCACAAACCCTCTGGGTGCATTTGGTGGCAGCACTGGAGAAACTTGGAAATATAGACCAGAATACGGAACAGGAAAAAATGGAATTTATTATGCATTTTTGGAAGATAAGGCTGGGTTGATGAAGACCCCGCAATTCAGACAACCTCAACTTTTTTACAATGATGCCTATGCAAGAACCGGACAAAATTCTGGAGGAACAAGACCAACGGGCGACCTTGGTCCAAGTAATTTTCATAAATATTACCCATCAAGAACAGATCCAGAAAACAAATCCACGGAATATACTTCTACTCAGCGAATACAAAATGACAGTATAGGATATACGGATTTTACATACAATAATTCCACTGGAAAAGTTGATCAAGACAATCTAAAAAGTAAATATGAACGAATGATGAAGTTGCTTTCTGATACAAAGCAAGCTCCTCAATTTAGAGCATCCGCTGAAAGATACACGCAAAATGAAGATATTGGAGTAACAAATTTAAATAATTATGAGTCAATACCAGGAACAAGCACTGCCGTAAAAAAGTCGGGTATAGCTGATGGACCATTCTTACAATATTTGCGAGAAGAAGGTGATGTGGTAAACGCCATAAACATCGACAACCGAGGATTCGCAAAGGCCAGCAAAAAAGACAAAGAGTTTGGAACAGTTGACGAGTATAATATTTTGGATGTATTGGACAAAAATGAACAGGACAAGTTGTTCATAAACGAAAGCACAACACAATCAAAAGATCTGATCTTTTTTTATTTCTATGATCTTATCAACCAGAAGTATATTCCTTTCAGGGCAACACTCGGAAGCATAAGTGACCAACATAGTCCAGATTGGGAAGATATTAAGTATATAGGAAGAGCGGACAAGTTGTTCATTTACAAAGGATTTTCGAGAGAAGTAAGCTTTAATTTTAGAGTATATGCCAACAGCATACTTGAACTTATTCCTATGTGGAATAGAGTCAACTATCTGGCAGGACTCACCAAGCCAAGTAAATATACGGGTAGGGCGACGGTAACGAATGTGAATGAAGATTCGCAGGAAACAACTGGGGCAGAGAGTGGATTTATATATCCTCCGATGATAGAATTCAGAATTGGCGATATGTATGTCGATCAACCTGGTATATTAAGAAGTGTTAATATTACAATACCGGATGATGCTCAGTGGGAAACATTAAGAGACGACAACTATCAGTATATATACGGGACAGATAAAAAATTGTCTGTTGCCGCATATTCAAGACAGCTTCCTACGATTGTTGATGTGTCTGTGCAATTGTCCATAATCGAAAGAGAACGATCTTTGGTAGGAAATAGCATCTTTGGTCCGATGGACGGATGGGAGAATACACTAGAATGAACAGATATACTCAATCAGAAGGAAATGTATTTAAGAGATATGACGGCAAGCGAGTTTATAGAACAACTCGTTATCCAAAGATTCCGGTCGGATTCAATGACATATATATTGTCGCTAGTGAGACGGATTTTCTTGACAGTCTCGCATATAAATTTTATAAAGATCAGACCCTATGGTGGGTCATTGCGCAAGCAAATGGTATATCTGCCACGATGAAAGCACCGACAGGACAACAAATTCGCATACCTCAAAATATAGATAATATTGTTTTAAGCTTCAAGCGAGAAAATAATACATAATATGGCCAACGACATTGTTACAGTAGTACCTTGGGGATTGCATCCACTTCCTCAGTGGATAATAGGTGAATTGAATCGTCGTTCAAAAGAATACGGCCAAAATCCAAATATGGAAAATGGAAAACCATATAGCGGACCAAGAACGGCGTGGGTTAGATTTTTCTCAAATGGAATATCAAGGCATCCAGAAGCAGCAAAATTGGATGGATTTGTTATGGGAGGAACGTATGGCTTTGATGACAGTTATGGATTTAATCGAAATGGATTCAATCAAGACAATAAGATAACAATCGGCGTAGACTCCAGAGGAAATCCGCACAAAATACCAAACGATAGAATCGAGCATCTGTTATCGGTAAGCAATGCCAAGAACAACCAAAACAGACAAGTTATGGATTTTCCACATCGCCCACCTCCGAGCGTGGAATCGGTGTCTTGTGAAATGGCCGGATCAAATGCCAGCTTTCCAAATCTGTGCAGAAAAATAACAATCAACTGGAAATGTTATTCTCTTGCGCAATTGAACTATCTGGCTCCATACTTTCTTACACCAAGAATCACGTGCTTGGTTGAATGGGGATGGAATAATTATGACAACATCTCGCTGGTTGACTTGACGGATTTGGACTGGATAAACAACATGTTTGTTGATCCAAGTTACACTTTAGAATGGGTGAAAAAATCAAATGGAAACTATGACGCCGGCCTTGGATTTATCACGGATTATAGTTTCAAGCTAAACGAAGCCGGTGGTTATGATTGTCATACCACCATAATGAACGCAAATCGCCTCATAGAAGGAGAGCAAATACACAGTAAAGAAGTCACAGAAAAGAAGGGGGACACAAGAACTCCTCTACAAAACTTTAGATCGTTTGTAAAAGATGACCTCAACAACATAGATTCCAACAAGCCTGAATATGTTAATAAGAGAAAAGATCTCAAGCTGTTGACCAAGATATATGAATATGATGAAGAACGAGACGGTCAAGGATTGGATCCTTATGTTGAAGTTGGAACAAAGGACAATATAAAAGAGCGCGTGTTTCGTATGTCGGATAAGACGCATCCAAAAAACAAAGATGGATTCTGGCTTAGAATGGATCTGGTGCAGGATATCATCAATGCATTCTTTGAAATAAAAATGGTTGGCACAAAAACTGCCACGATTAGGCAGTTGGATATAATGGAGACGGTAGTGGTCGCCAGCCCATTCCTGAAATCTTCGAATCCAAACGTGTTGATTCCCAACCGATATGCACCGAGATTCACATATCAGAATGAAAAATCAAATCCTGGAAAACCAAGTCCAACTCCTCCTTCCGGAGAATATGAACGCTTGTTCAAGGAAAAAATACAGTCTCTGAGAAAAAAATACGAGTTCGGAAACATAGACATATTCGATGATCTTAAAACAGCAATAAATCCCGGCGGCAATTCCTTTCCGATATATGAAGACAAGGACATTCCAGCTGATGGCGGTAAGACTGCGCAAAAGTTAAAATCTGGATACTGGGGATATTTGAAGGATATTTTCATCAGTGCCGATTATTTCAAGAAGATTGTCGAGAACAACGATTCCGCGCTGAAGATGATAGAACAATTGCTTCAGGGAATCAACGAGGCGTTCTGCCAGATATGCCAACTCAAACTTATTCCCGCCGAATATGGAAATCAAACATACTCGGTATATGATGAGAATATGGCTGGAATATCAACAAAGAACGATGCGGCGGATCTGCCAATAATAACATTAGGTTCTTTGGATTCCGCATTCATGAAATCTGTATCGTTTGATGTAAAAATCAGCCAAGAAATGATGAATCAGCTTGTGTTTCAAAGTGCAAATCCAGACGAAGATCCAGACGGTTCTACTCAGACAAAGAATGTTGCCGCCAATCCAATAACAAACAGATACTCAGCTGGAGACAGATTGTATGTGAAGGGAGAATTACCAAACAAGTCAGAATCAAGTAATGCTCCATCCACGCCAACAAACGAGACACCGGAACAGCGAAAGAAAAGAACCGAAGTAGAAACGAAGCAAAAAGAAAAAGCGGTCAAAGACGCCCAAGCGGCGAAAGACAGAAAACGTAAAATAAGAGAAGAAGGAAACGCCGAATCTTTCCTGATCTATTATGTTCCTGATCCAAATAACAAAGATGAAAGTTATTTGAAAAAGTATTATATATGCGAAAAATACAAGGATTTCCTTAACTATAATCTGACACTACCTAATAAAAACGCCCCATATCTAAATAACGGAATAATGCCGGGCACAACAGTGACAATTGAACTGATGGGAATATCTGGTATCAACTTCCTGTCCCAATTTCTTTTGGACCACGTACCACCGGAATATAGCTATACTACCGCTGTATGGCAGATATCGGACGTTAAACAGAACGTGGAAGACAAAAATTGGACGACCACAATCACCGCCCAAGTAAGACCGCTGACCGTATTATGATATACAATGAAAAATTATCAACTTCATATGGCGTATTCACGGAGATACGTAATGCTTCCAACGTGTCAAAATACAAAAAACTACCAAGCGATCAAAATTACAAGGATGGATTTGTGGAAAGATATTTTGTAAAAAAGATCAATGAGAACATCATAACAGAAACGGATCGAACAGGAGCAACATCGGCAAATTCATATTTATATAAAGCCGTGGCAGTAAAATGGAGAATTTCGGGACCAAAAAGCAGCGTATACAAGAATGGTATATTAGACAAAAATGGAGTGGAAGATTCAAACAAATTCGAGATAGACCGAATAATAAAAGAAGAAGGAATTGACCTTTCTCCAGCGTTACCAAACCTTCTTGAATACTGGCGGGGCAGTTAAAATAAGTTGACACTTCTTCGCAATGTGACATATTGGATATGTGCATATTGTAGAAGACAACGACGAATTCAAAAGCCTTTCACACGCCATCGCCCGTGAAAGCACATATATTTCTTATGTATGCGCTGATGCGGACAAGCACGTGTCCAACAATAATATATCATTGTTGTTCTTCTACTTCTTTGTCAGCGATTTGTATTATTGTCTTCCCATCAGGCATAACGAGGCGGTTTGTCTGCCAAATGCATTGGCTGATATCAAGAAAGCGTTGAAGGACAGCAACTACCATAAGAAGATCGTGTCCGACAAAAAGAGCATAGTTCAGTTGTTTGGTGAGGATTGCAACTTCATTGACATTGATGTGTATAACTTTTTGGAAAATGGAATTGTTCCGGATGAAAAACCAACCACAAGCGCCCACAGATTCGTGCACAGCAACTTCAAGAATCTGCCAAACTTGAACTCTTGTGTTCCATTATACAAGCACGCCAAGATGTTTCTTGATCAGGTGGAGAAGATAAAGAACATACAGGTCAATAATACCAAGGAAAAGGGATTTGTGTTCACCAATACCACGATGACCAGTCTTTTCGCCAAACTGGAATCCAATGGACTATGTGTAAGTGATGATTTCACTGATGCGTTTGGTGAAGAGCAAACCAAACACATCAAAAAGAATCTGGTTTTTTCTCAATACAATCTATTGACATCTACTGGCAGACCATCCAATCGTTTCGGCGGCGTCAACTATGCTGCGTTGAACAAGAACGACGGCAGCAGAAACTGCTTTGTGAGCAGATATGGAAAAGATGGTATGCTGGTGATGATGGACTATAATGCTTTTCATCCTCGTCTTATCGCCCATCTTTCCAACTTCAATATGGAAGCGGGTGAGAATCCATACGCATATCTGGCGAAACATTACTTCAACAAACAGAACGTAACCGACGAAGACATTTCGGTCGCCAAAGGATTCACATTTACACAGATATACGGTGGCATCGACAAGAAGTGGATTCATATACCATACTTCAAGAAAGTGCAGGAGTATATCGACCATCGCTGGAAGTTCTTTGAACAGAATGGTTATATAGAAACTCCCAAGTATGGCAGAAAGATCAAGCACTGCCATATTCAAGATCCTACGCCAAACAAGCTGTTTAATTACATTCTACAGGCTTTTGAAACCGAAATGGCGGTAGATGTATTAGGTGACCTATTGGATGACCTAAAAGGCAAAAAGACGCTACCTATTCTATACACATATGATAGCATCCTATTTGACGCTCACAAGGACGATAAGATGGATACTATAAAAAGACTAAAGACTATTATGGAACGCGACAAGTTTCCAGTGAAAGTGTATGCTGGAAACAACTATGGTGATATGAAACAAGTCGCTCTATAATATTTATAATAAGCGTATATTTGATATATACGAATATTTATATATTATGGAAAAAGACAAGATCATAGAGTATATACTAAATGAATGGGCGATGCGTTCGCCGGATGGTCTTGTTAGTGGACACGATACACCAGAAAATATTGATGTATTGAATGAGATATTGAGTGAAATGGATTTGGAAGAACTCTGGAGAGGAGACTGGGATGTGTCGGATGAAGAAAGAAAAACTAAAGGCGGAAGACCTGCAAAATTAAAAAAACCGCAGAGCAAATTTCGTGAAAAAGACAAAAAAACGGGAAAAATAGTTACCGTTGGTCATCCAAATTATGCAGATGGCACTCCCGTGGAGGATATAATTGCAAACAAGGCACCTTGGTATACACCAGCACAAAAAGCAAAACTTGAATTGGACGCCGAAAGAAGAGCACGCAGAATAGAAAAAAATATATGGGAAGATTTGATGGCACCGAATGGTAAGGCGGTTGGAGAAAAATATGTTGAGCAAATGAAATCCGCCATAATAAACAAAGCAAAAATATACGACTATGCGAAAAGCATATACAACAATCAATCACTTGATAATGCTTTAAAGATATACAATACAAATTCCGGAAATCAAAAGAAATTCGTGGATGCAATGAATGATGTTAAACACCAAGGGCTTGGTAAAGGAGAACTTGCATTCGTGTTTATGCTTCGTGATGTAAAATCTGGTGGTATTGGGGACGTGGACTTGATTAATGTCGAGGGATACGGAAGAGTGGAAGTAAAGGAAGTCGGTGGAAAAAAAGCAAAGGATACGGTGAGAATAAGTTCATCCACGTTGGATGGATTCTCTAACAGTAGATTCAAGAATGCAATCGAAGACCTGGCGCAACAGATGAGAAAAAACAAAGGATTCGGAGAATTTTTATTAAAAGTATTGAGCGGAAAAGACCCGGCGACGGACGAGTATTTGTACAAAGGAGCAAGACCACCGACGGAGGAAGAAGTTAGATTGTTTGAGGATTTTGTAAAGTCTCCAAATACCGCCGATATGCCGAAGGGACTTTTCAAAGCGCTGGTAATAGTTTCAGTTAAACTTGAGCTGCCAATAGAAAAGAAAAAAGATGTGGCAAAAGTAGCGATTGCGGTCGGACCAAACAAAGAAGAATTTGCAACAGATTCAACCGCCGCGTTGCAGCAAATGACAAAAGTAAGCAGCGCCCTGAGTACAAATCCAAAAGAGCCTCAAAAGTTAGACTTGCCAGTAAAACAAACCATAGGAGGCAGCGACGAAGATTATAAAGATATGGCAATGCAGTTTGACTTCTTTGATAAAAAATATAACTTAAAAGTAATATCTGATGAAATTGCAAAATTGGTAGAAACAAAGTATACAGGAATGTTGATTGTTTCTGCCGCACAAGGAAAAAACAGCGCCGTAGTTGTTGATACGAATAAGATAAAGCTTGAATTTGATAGCATGGCGCAAAATGGAATTGTATGCAACGTGCTTACCAATTTATCCAATTTGAAAGGATTAGATTTATGAAAACAGTGACCGAGTTTATATCATCTATAATTTCCGAAGCAGCATTGGATGCAAGAATACCGGATGGTGTAGTAGACCTAAAGAACACGGAACATATACAGGTTGTTGCGGAAGCCATGTATAATGCCTGCGAAAATGAAGAGATCGTTAATGAATTTGTAAATGCATTTATTAGTGAAGGAAAATACCCCGACAGACAGGCTTTCAATAAAGATGGATGGCTTGTCACATTCCCATCAAAGGACTATCGTGACGCCGCCATAAAGAAAGGAACTCATTCCATTTCAGATCCAACGCACGGCAAGGGTGGAATGAATTTGTATTATAAACGCAAGGGTAAGCAAAAGAGACAGACACAACAAACAGCAACGCAAGTTCAACCAGCTAAAAAACAACAAGCCCCAAAACCACAAGCACCAGCCGCAGATACAAAGCCTTCCAGACAACCCGGCCAAGTTACACCGGATATGATGGGAGACGAAGATTCTGAGACACCTGCACAACCTTCTTCATCCGAAAAACTGTCCGCTCCAGCAAAAGCACCGGGTGCAGTTGAAAAATCACCCGAAGCCCCAGAAAAAACACAACCAACAACCCCAACCGAACCTTCCGCTCCTGAAGCAAAAAAATCAGCAGAATCTCCCGCAATAGACGTTCCGGTTGTAACAACTCCACCAGAAGAATATGCATCCATATCAAAGAAGTTTGCTCTTAAAAAAGGATGGATAGCTGAACCATATGGCGAATATAGAGACGCCGAAGGAAATACTGCGGCGGTTGTTGGATTAAGCGGTGAAGTTGTTCCTGTAAAAAGCAACGACAGAGAAGAATACAAACTCTTTGTGGAAAAGAGCAAAGTGTAATATGGCAATCGGCAATGCACAACTTCTTTGCACATTTGCGAAGCAGCAGACTTATCAAGCTGAAATAGAAGCATTGTCCGAATACTACAATATCATGGAACGTAAAATATACGTTTTACAAAGTGGCGCTAACAGAGAAGATATATTTCTTACATACAACGCCGAGAAGAATGGCAGTCAGTTCTATCCAAATACCATTTCTGTTCATCGCAAGAAGGAATACAATATTTTATACAGCATCAACGCATTGAATGAACTCATCAAAGAGCAAAATAACGGCGTGGTATCAAATACATTTCAGATACGCTGGGAAGATTATAGAAATAGTTTCATCACGGCACGTGACGGAAAAGTCAAAATCACACCGACAAAATTGATGAAAATTTACCAGATTAGTTAATATATTTTGACGAAAACTCGTTTTGGTTTATAGTTATATAGACTTAACGAATGACCAATTAACGATTGAAAAATTAGCTAAATGCTTCTTATAGATTGACGATTGCCGTTTATTAAGCCATAGTATTCAACATTGACCGAGTTGAATGCTTTCAAAATGGTCAAACATTAAAAATTAACGAATAAAAAATTATGCCATTAGATCTAAACAAGATTAAGTCGCGTCTTGATACACTCAAGAGCACACAAAACAAGACCACCGCCGTGTGGAAGCCAAATCCGGGCAAGAACGTTGTAAGAATCGTTCCTTATGCCCACAATCCTGAAAATCCGTTCATCGAACTGCTTTTCCATTACAATATGAACGGTAAGACATATTTGTCCCCCGCTTCATTTGGTCGTCCCGATCCTATCGTGGAGTTTGCCAACAAGCTCAAGAAGAGCGGCGACAAGGAAGAATGGAAGACTGGTCGTTCTCTCGAACCCAAGATGCGCACATATGTTCCTGTCCTCGTCCGTGGACTGGAGCACGAAGGTGTCAAGTTCTGGGGAATGGGCAAGCAGGTGTATCAGGAAATACTGAGCATCATCGCTGACGCCGATTACGGTGACATCACCGACCTGAAAAATGGTCGTGACATCGTGGTCGAGTTCAAGACCGCCGAGGAAACCGGCAAGAGCTTCCCTGAGACGACAATTCGCGTCAAGCCGAATCAGACCCCCGCGTTTGATCCTTCCGACGCCGCGCTCAAGGAAAAGGTCAAGAACCAGAAGAACGTCACTGAACTGTTCCCTGAACTGACATATGACGAGCTTGCTGCCGTGATGGATACTTGGCTGAATGCCTCACAGGAGTCCGCTGAAGACGGTGAACCCGCCGCAGCATCAACTCCTCAGACCGAGGAAACCGAGGAAGCCGCTGCACCAAAGAGTGCAACAGCCAAAGCTGCTGTTAAGGCACCCTCCAATACGAAGGCTATTGCCGACGAATTCAACGACTTGTTCAACTCGTAAGTTGAACGGAGTAGTAGAGTAAATGATGATGGTGGTGCGCCAGAGGGAGTACTGGCGCACCACTCCTCATCCAAACTATATCCATTATGGAAAAAAAGAAGAAAACAATTGAACACGAGATGAACTCATCTCGCGATGAACTGGCAGAAGCATTGGCAGATTCCATCAATAAGAACAGCGATGGTAAAGTCGCCTTTTTCCTCGATGCAGAAGATGATCCTTCGCAGATCACCGATTGGGTCTCAACTGGCAACAGCCTCGTTGACCTAACCATCGCAAACCGCCCAAATGGCGGATTGCCTGTTGGTCGCATCACGGAACTAACTGGACTTGAAGCATCTGGTAAGAGTCTTATGGGCGCTCACCTACTTGCGGAAACTCAAAAGAAGGGTGGACTGGCAGTATTCATCGATACAGAAACATCCGTATCCACGGACTTTCTGACAGCCATTGGTGTAGACGTTCCAAAGATGCTATACATCAATGTTGATACAGTAGAGGATGTATTTGACAAAGTTGAAGAGATTATCACGCTCGTCCGCAAGAGCAGCAAGAATCGTCTTGTGACTATTCTGGTTGACTCGGTTGCAGCCGCTTCCACAAAAAAGGAACTGGCAAGCGATCACGGTGCTGATGGTTATGCCACCGGCAAAGCCATTGCGATCAGCAAGGCGATGAGAAAGATCACAGGGCTAATCGCCAAACAGCGTGTATGCCTGTGCTTTACTAATCAGCTTCGTCAAAAGGTAGGATTTGTTGGACTTGGCGATCCTTGGACAACTAGTGGTGGTAAAGCCATTGCGTTCCACGCCTCGCTGCGCCTACGCTTGAAGCAGTTGAATCAAATTAAAAACGGTGACAAACAGACAGTTGGTATTCGTACCAAGTGCACTGTTGTCAAAAATCGTATGGGACCACCTATGCGAAGTGCTGAATTTGACATCTACTTTGACCGAGGCATCGACAACTTCAGCAATTGGTTGGAACATCTCATCGAATGGGATATTGTAACCAATGCCAAGAAGGTAAAGGTTGCAGGTGAAAAGAAGACAAAGAAGCAGTTGGAAGAAGAAAAAGAAGAAGACAAGAAGGCAAAGAATCTACAATTCATTATGCCTGTTGAAGGAAAAGATCCGGAGACAGTCGTGTTTGAAAAGAGGGACTTGCCGAAGCTGCTCAAAGACAGACCAGAATGCAGAGATTATCTTTATAACAAACTCGTCGAGAATTTTGTTATGAAATATAAGGCTCCAAATTCTGAGATGGCTGATGACGTTGAATATGACGAAGCATCAGAAGGAGCAGAAGACTAAAATGACTGTGTGGAGTGAAATACCTCCCCACGGTTATCACTTAAAGAAGGGAAATATATGAGTAAGATTACCCCAGCAGTATTAAAGACATTAAAAAAGTTAAGCGACAAGTATGACGAGTTTCCGTATACACCAGAAACAGAAGAAGAAAAGAACGCAAAGGAAATCGCAGGTAAAGAATATGATGCTTATAAAGAAGAGTATTACTATAAAGCAACAGAGATAACTGATTCCGCAATAGCACAACTGATGAACGATGGGCAAGATCCCATCTTTCCTTGTGTGAATAAAATCTCAAATGTCGGACTAAGTCTTATTTGTAGTGCCGATTTATATACTTTTTGCATGAACGGTCTCACAGAATTGACCGAAAAGCAGGTTGATATAATGACCGGATTGCTTGCAACATCCCGCAAGTGGCGCTCCAGAAATGTTCATTTGGATGGGTTGAAGAAAGTACCAGATTCATTCTTTGAAAAGTTTGCCAATGTTATGAAGAAAGGACAGACTCTTTCATTAAATGGACTTGAGGAAGTTTCCGATACAACTCAAAGCCTGATGGGAAGAGTAAAGTTTGATCGACTTAAACTAAATTCACTGAAAGCAATAAATCCAAAACCATTGGGTAGATATAGGGGAGGATTATATATCGGAGGATTAAAAGAGTTTACCGTTGAAACCGCTCAACAGATGAGCAAGTGGAAATGTGCACATCTTACTATCGGTGGATTTGACACCTTATCAAAGGAAGTTGTTGCCGAAATCGCAAAGACGGAAATAGATTCTTTAGATATTGGTCGCGGATGGGATCACGACGTTAACCATACTTGGGCACTTCAGCATTCACCGGGACCAAAATCGATTCCAAAGGATGTCATGGAGGTAATCGCCACCAAAATGTTTTGGAGATTAAAGATTAACTCCGCCACAGAATTGGATGTGGACACAGCAACGGTGATTTCTAATATGAGGGGAGAAATTGATTTCCCTCAGATTGAAAGCAAGAACCTTCATCCAGACATATTACCTATGCTGAGTGTCAAGAAAGAAAACTTCAAAACGGTATATTTCAAAGACATCTACATTAATAGAAATGAGGGAAAAGTAGAAAGCAGACTATAAAATATAATGCAAGACGATACAAAAAAGAAATTCACATCCATATTCTCACAAATCAAAAGTGAGCACGCCAATCTTCCTGTAAATACAAAAAAGGAAAAGAACAGCGACATACTTGTTGTGGATGGAACCAATAACTTTATTCGTTGTTGGACAGTTGTTCCTACACTAAGTGATAATGGTGATCACGTAGGTGGGGTAACTGGATTTCTTACTAGTCTTGGATATGCAATCAAGTTATTGCGTCCTACGCGAGTCATTGTAGTATTTGACGGCAAGGGTGGAAGCCAGCGCCGCAGAGACATATATCCAGAATACAAAAACAACCGTAAGGTATCTGTTCGTGTAAACAGGGCATATGAAGAAATGAGCGACCCGCAGACAGAACAAGAAGCTATGATCAATCAGATGGTCAAACTTATTGATTTTCTTCGCAGTCTTCCTGTCAGCGTCATTTCCATTGATTATATTGAAGCAGACGACGCTATTGCATATATTGCCACACAGATGTATCCGCAGTCCAAAGTTACCATCATGAGTGGAGACAAGGATTTTATCCAACTAATCAGTGACAGAGTATGCATCTGGAGTCCTATCAAGAAAAAAATTTATGGCGTACAGGATGTAATCAATGAGTATGGCGTGCATCCTACCAATTTTATTTATTATCGTATCTTAGAAGGCGATTCGTCCGATAATATTGATGGCGTCAAGGGTGTAGGATTGAAAACCGCGATCAAATGCTTTCCTATGCTCACTGAAGCGACCGAAACAAGCGTTGATTCCATCCTTAACAGAGCGAAGGACTGCGTCAATGAGAAGAAGATATATTCCACCATCGTGGAAAATTCAAGCATCATCACCAGAAATTATCTATTGATGCAACTGAAGAATCCAAGTTTCGCCGGTTCGCTGCAAATGAAAGTATCAGAAGCGGTGGAAAACATCTACGATTATAACAAATTTCATTTCATTCAGAAACTTACTGCTCACGGTATGCACTCCACCATACCCAACTATCACGTATGGTTGCAGGAAGTGTTCTATCCGTTGCACGTTATGGCAAAATCCGAATAAATTTTCTAAATCAAATTGACTAAACTCCAAATACAACGTAGTCTTTTAAACATCATCATTATATATGGCTCCCGTAATTATTGACAATCTACACAAATATGGTCTTGAATTTCAAGTCAAGATCATCGCAAGTCTTCTGACAGACAAGGCGTTCCTTGAGCGCGTTGTTGACATCATCGAAATCGATTCATTCGAAAACGAAGCTCATCGATGGATCGTCAAGGAGATCATTGCATATCACGCCGAATACAAGGACTTGCCAACGATGCAAGTGTTCAAGGTTCGCGTGGACACAATCGAGAACTCCGATTTCAAGTCAACCGTCGTCGATCATCTGAAGAGCGTATATCTTAAGATCAGCGAGAAGGATCTTCAGTTCGTTCGTGAGCAGTTTCTTGAATTCTGCAAGAACCAGAAATTGAAGAACGCGATTATCGAATCCGTTGATTTTCTTAAGACGGGTGAATATGACCGCATCAAGGGTCTTGTTGACAAGGCTATGAAGGCAGGTATGGAACGCAATCTTGGTCACAACTATCACAAGGATCTTGCTGGACGTATGAGTCAGATGTGCCGCAACACCATCTCCACAGGATGGGAAGTTGTTGACAGTCTTATGGATGGAGGTCTTGGGCCTGGTGAACTTGGCATTGTGGTTGCTCCTGCCGGTATTGGTAAGAGTTGGCTGCTTTGCAGTCTTGGCGCAAGAGCTATGAGAACAGGCAAGAACATTGCCCACTTCACGCTTGAACTGAACGAGAACTATGTTGGTCTTCGTTATGATTGCTGCTTCACAAACATTGATTTCCAAGAAATCAAGCATCGTCAACCGGAAGTCGCTGAAGCCATCAAGAAGATTCAGGGAAAACTGTTTGTAAAATATTTCCCACTTAAGACAGTCAGTGCTCAGTCGCTTAAGTTCCATATCGAACGTATTCAAGCGCTTGAAGGCATCAAGATTGATGAGATGGTCGTTGATTACGCCGATATTCTGCGTCCCCTTGAGAAAGAAAAGAACAGCAACAGTTACAGCGAAGCCGGTGGAATCTATGAAGAACTTCGTCAGGTTGCTGGTGAACTACAGATTCCTGTATGGACTGCTTCGCAGACCAATCGTGGCGGCTTGAGTGAGGAGATTGTTCAGGCTCACAACATCGCTGACTCGTATCGCAAGATCATGACTGCCGATTTTGTGATGAGTGTCAGCCGCAATACACAAGACAAAGCGAACAATACTGCTCGCTGTCACGTGATCAAGAATCGTTTTGGTCCGGACGGCATCACACTTTACGCGAAAATGAACACAGGCAACGGAGATATTCAAATCTTTGATGCGAAATCCAAGGAAGCAATGGCAATTCAATCGTCAATGGAGGATGACGAATCGTCGATGAAGACAATGTTGAAGAACAAATGGAATAGTTCTCGCCAAAATCAAAATGGCGAAAACACCGATTTGTGATAAAATTTTCTAAAATTTTTTTATAACAATTATTTTTTATAAGCTGTATTTATTCTCCACACAACCGAACCAACAGGAGGAACTTTTATGAACATTTTTGACGAACAAATTGCGCGCAAACCGAACAGATATCCTTGGGCGCAGGAATATATAGACGCGATGTGGGCAGGACACTGGACTCCAAATGAATTTACATTCACAAGCGATCTACAACAATATAAAACGGAACTTACTCCACAGGAGCAGGTGATAATCAAGAATGCTCTTAGCGCGATTGGACAGATAGAAATATCCGTGAAGAAATTTTGGGCGAAGCTCGGTGATGTATTGCCCCATCCAGCATTGAGTGATCTTGGCATTACTATGAGCAACATTGAAGTTATTCATAACAATGCATATGAAAAACTATTGGATGTGCTACAGATGCAGGATGTGTTCGAGGAAAATCTGAAGCTTGATATTATTCAAGGTCGCGTGAAATATCTACGCAAGTATCTTGACAAAGTATATACAGACAACCGCAAGCAGTATATATACTCGCTTATTCTTTTCACATTGTATGTAGAAAACGTGTCCCTGTTCAGCCAATTTTACATTATTAATTGGTTTAACCGTTACAAGGGTCTGCTTAAGGATACAGCACAGCAAGTCGCATATACCGCCAAAGAAGAAACATTGCACGCTCTTGCTGGCGTCAGAATCGTAAACACAATCCGTTCAGAACTGCCTGAATTATTTGATGAAGAGCTTGAAGCCAAGATTCTTCACGAAGCTGAACAATCATATATAGCCGAATCCAAGATCATTGATTGGATGATCGGTGATTATAAGGATGATAAGATCAGTGCAGATATTCTTAAGGGATATGTACAGAAGCGTCTAAATGACTCACTTGAGATGATTGGATTCAAGAAAATATTTGAAGTAGATCCTACTATTATTGAATTGACTACTTGGATGGATGAGGATGTAATGGGCAACACTATGACTGATTTCTTCCACAAGAGACCAGTCGAATACGCAAAGAAGACACAATCTATTCAAGCAGACGACCTATTTTAATTTTATGAGTAAGGATATCTATTGGCTGAACAAGGACAGCATCACATTCCTTGAAAGAGGCTATTTGCCCAAAGGACAAACAGCGGAAGAACGCATCCACGAGATTGCCAAAGCCGCCGAAAAAATTCTAAAGAAGAAAGGATTCGCTGAAAAGTTTGAATCTTATATGCACAAGGGATGGTATAGTTTATCATCTCCTGTTTGGGCAAACTTTGGAAACGGACGAGGATTGTCTATATCTTGTAACGGGTCTTATGTATCAGACACGATGAACGCAATCTTGGAAAAGACTGCTGAAGTCGGTATGCTTACAAAGTATGGCGCTGGCACATCCGGTTATTTTGGCGATCTTCGCAGCAGAGGAACACCAATTAGCGTTGGTGGCACAAGTTCTGGACCAGTTCATTTTATGGAAATGTTTGACGCCGTTACTCGCGTGGTATCGCAGTCAAACGTTCGCCGTGGTAGTTTTGCTGCTTATCTTCCAATCGAACATCCGGACATCATGGAGTTCCTTGGCATTCGTGAAGAAGGTCATGCTATTCAAGACTTGAGCATCGGCGTTTGTGTCGGTAACAAGTTTATGAAGAAGATGATTGATGGCGACAAGGATGCTCGCACCGTTTGGGCCAAAGTTCTTAAGAAGCGCTTTGAAAGCGGATATCCATACATTTTCTTTACAGATAATGTAAATGACAACGCGCCAGAAGTATACAAGGAAAAGAAGATGAAGATTCACGCTTCCAATCTTTGTTCTGAAATCTGCTTGAGTTCTTCTGCCGACGAAACATTTGTTTGCAATCTGTCTTCTATGAATCTGCTTCATTATGAAGATTGGAAATCTACCGATGCTGTCGAGACAATGACATACTTCCTCGACGCTGTAATGGAAGATTATATTCAGGCGACCGAAAATATTCCATTCCTGAAAGCTGCTCACAACTTCGCCAAGAACCAACGAGCACTTGGTATTGGTGTTCTTGGCTGGCATTCATTCCTGCAAAGCAAGATGATTCCATTCGAAAGTATGGAAGCCAAATTCCTGAACACACAAATTCATCGTTTGATTCGTGACAAGAGTTATGCCGCAAGTAAGCAAATGGCTGAAGAGTATGGTGAACCCGCCTTACTGAAGGGACAGGGTCGTCGCAATGTCACTACAATGGCTATTGCTCCAACAACCAGCAGTTCATTCATTCTTGGTCAAGTCTCACCAAGCATTGAGCCACTAAACAGCAATTATTATACAAAGGATCTTGCTAAGGGCAAGTTCACATATCGCAATCCTTATCTGGAAGCTGTATTGAACAAGCACGACAAGAACAATGCCGATGTTTGGAAGAGCATCCTTCTTAAGGGTGGTTCTGTGCAGCATCTTGAGTTCCTGTCCGAACACGAAAAGGAAGTATTCAAGACATTTGGTGAAATCTCTCAAAAGGAAATCATTATCCAAGCGGCTGCACGTCAGAAATATATCGATCAAGGTCAATCCTTGAACCTGATGATTCATCCTAAGACTCCGGTCAAAGATGTAAATCAGCTGCTTATATTCGCTTGGGAGAATGGTATAAAGTGCCTTTATTACCAACGTGGTACAAACCCAGCACAAGAGCTTGGACGAAGTATCCTAGAATGTAAGAGCTGCGAAGCTTAAGATTATAAAAACACATCAAACCGCCTGTAATATGGCGGTTTTTTGTTATAATCTACTATTTATATTAAACCATATATATTTTTATTTATGAATAGAGATCTTCTAAAAAAAGCCATCAAGAAACTTGTCATCCAAGAAATCACCAATAACCAGTTTGGTACACCAATTCATACAGACAAAAAAGACAAGAATGCTGAAGAAGCACTGATCAAGGCTATGGGCAAAGATGCCAATGTTCGTCAAATCCACGGCACAAATAAGACCGCAGGAGCAACAGAAAAACAGACCGCCGAAGTCACAAAGAACGCAGAAGATTGCTATGATGTTGTTTCCGTAACCAACGAGTCGGAAAGAAAGATTGCTCGTGGAATCTCATTAGAAGCAGCGATGGAACTTGTAAAGCAACACGCCAAGGATAGCGAAAAGACATATGTTCAGAAAGCATATGACAAGAGCTTAAAGGGATTTGGAAAGAAGCCATCCGAGAAGGAAGAAGCCAATGAAGCCGACAAAATGGACGATGTTGACGAAGAAAGACAAGTTGACATCGCGGACAAGACAGACGTAAAGGCAGAAGAAAAAGCAAACAAGGAAAATGCTCCTATTAACAAAGATGTAGCACCAGCACTTGGTGGAAATATCGTAGATAAGATTGAAAAGATTGTAGACAAAGTCTTAAAAGATAAAAATAAAGCAGAACCAAAGAGTGCATATCTAAAGCACGACAAGGATACAGAAAGTCCAGATAAGCTTTCCGTTAAACTAAAAGATACTCCTGCTCTAAAAGAAAAGAAGTCATAATCAACGATTGATAATCAATAACTTCTAAAACCCTCGAAATCGAGGGTTTTTTATTGACTTTGTATAAAAAGTGTTCATAGTGTCTATATATGAATAAGAGCAAAAAGCCTATGACTTCCGACATCAAAAACACGGTTGCTAATGCGATTGACATTAAACCGTCTAAGCTTTTTATGAAGGAGCTTAAATGGAAGTATCTTGTTCGTAGTGCTTTACGCGGCAAGAACATCCTCATCGTTGGTCCTTCTGGTCACGGTAAGACATATGCTATTCAATGCCTTGTAGATGCTCTTGGTCGCCGGAACGATTATTTCTATCTTAATATGGGAGCCACCCAAGATCCTCGTGCCACATTAATTGGCAACACCCATTTCAACAAGGATACTGGCACATTGTTCGACGAGTCTCCGTTTGTTAAAGCTCTTCGCACCCCCAATAGCATCATTCACCTTGACGAGCTTTCTCGCGCTCACCCCGATGCTTGGAACATTCTGTTGACTCCGCTTGACTATATTCAGCGATATCTTCGTCTCGACGAGAAGCTTGGTAGTGAGAAGGTTCAAGTCGCTGATGGTGTGTGCTTTATCGCTACCGCCAATGTCGGCAATGAATATACTGCTACCCGCGTGATGGACAAGGCTTTGCTTGATCGCTTTACCGTCAAGATTGAGGTTGACATTCTTTCGCAAAACTCCGAAATGGAACTGTTGAAGGAACACTGCCCCGATGCGGATATGGGTATTATGCTTGCGGTTACTGAAATCGCCGCTGCTACACGAGAGTTTGCCACACAAGGAAAGCTTTCCAAGTTCATCTCCACCCGCAGCGTAAAAGAGATGGCAGAGCTTACTACTGATGGCTTCAAGTTGATTGAACTTGCTGAGAGCATCATCTATCCTGACTATCCTGACGATGGTGGTGTTGACAGCGAACGCACTATGGTGAAGCAGATCGTGCAAAAGTATATTTCTTCCGAAAACGTACCTATTGAAAATCTTTACAAGAACGACGACAAGAGCGTTACCCCGTTCTGATAATGAAAGAAAAATACACAGAGTATTCTAAGTTCTGGCTTGGTGAGGATTTCTCCACCGAAAAGCTGGATGTGGAGTCCACATATGGTCTGCTTAAATTGGCTGGCTACCGCCGAGCCATCAGCAACTTTGTCTATATTCTGACTGGCAAGAGCATTCCTGTCCGATTTGCGGACAAGAGCACTTCGATGACAGATGGCAAGGTAGTGTATATCGGTGGCGAGCTTGCCAAGGGAGAGTTCGACCCCACGGTGGGTCTCGCTCTTCACGAAGCCGCACACATCGTGAAGTCCGACTTTACCCTCATCAAGATGCTTTGGGGAAAATTACCCAAGAGCGTTACTGAAGCCGCCAAGGGAAAATTCAATTACAACGAACTGGGAGACTTCTGCAAGTATATCCTTAATGTCGTCGAAGACCGTTATATCGACGCTTGGGTATACCAGAACGCACCGGGTTATCGTGGATATTATCTTGCTCTGTATGATCGTTATTTCAATCTTCCCGAAATCGCTCAGGGATTGAAGTCTGAAGCGTTTCGCACATCCACCATCAAGAGCTATAAGTTCCGCTTTGTTAATCTCACAAACAAGAATACAGACCTTGATGCACTTCCTCGTCTTCGCAAGATCTACGAACTTCTTGATCTGAACAATATTCTGCGCGACGAACTTTCCACCCCGCAGGGTCGTCTTGATCTTTCGCTTAAGATTGTGGAAGAAATCATGAATGATGTCACTTCGGAGAAGGACAACACAGATAAGCAATCTTCCGGAGGCTCTGGCTCAGGCGATTCCGACGACGAGTCCGATGGTGAGCAGTCTTCGGATGATTCGACGGATGACTCCGGAGATATTTCCGATACTGGAGAAAGTCAAGGTCAGCAGGACAGCACTTCTTCTGATATTGACGACATTCTTGGTGGAACAGAAAGTTCCAACACATCTCCGCAGAAGTCAGAAGAAAAGCCCGAGAAGGAAGATGATTATGCGGGATTGTCTGAAAAGAAAATCAAGCGACTGGAAAAAATCCTGCAAAAACAGGAATCGCTAATCAATCGCACGAACATCAAGGTTCCGTTCGACAATAAGGTATTGAGCAAGCTACAGGCGCTTGAAAAGAGCGGAGTGAATATGGTGTCAGTTGGAGGAGAAGAGGGTGTTCCAAAGGTGGATTGCGTTGTGGTCACCAATATGACCAAGGAACTGATGACTACCAAGGAATTTCCATACACCAGCGAATATTCTTGTTCTTCGGAAAATCCTATTGCCGCAAGAGGTGTTAAGGCTGGAGTAGAACTTGGTACTATGCTTGGTCGTCGTCTACAGATTCGTTCGGAGGTAAAGACCACCAAATTCACTCGTCTTGAAAGAGGCAAGATCGACAAGCGATTGATTTCCGGTCTTGGATATCAGGCGGATAATCTGTTCTATCAGACCGCTGTTGATAAATACAAGAATGTTCATCTTCATATTTCCGTTGATGCGTCTTCTTCTATGGCAAGCAAGTGGGACAAGACACTGACCACTCTTGTTGCCATCGCAAAGGCTGCGAGTATGATCAACAACGTGTCAGTGAGCATTTCTTTCCGTAGCGGAGTGCACGTATCTCGTGGTCGTTCCGGTGAAGTGCCGTATATCGTGCTCGCATATGATTCGCGCAAAGACAAGTTCAACAAGATCACTTCGCTGTTCCCTATGCTTTATCCCAACGGTTCCACTCCGGAAGGTTTGGCGTTCCAAGCGATTCTCGATCATATTCCCCAGTCTACATATGAAATGGATAGCTATTTTGTAAACTTGTCTGATGGCGAACCCGCTTTTAATCCTGGTTATTTCCACGATATTGCCTCGCGCCATACCCGCAAGCAAGTGAACAAGATGATGGAAAAAGGAGTGGAAGTGATCAGCTATTATGTTGAAAACGCCAGCCATATGTCTCCTGTGAATGTAAAGAATTTCAAGACCATGTATGGCAAGGATGCGCAATTCATTGATACTCACAGCGTTATTCAGATCGCCCATACTCTGAACAAGAAGTTTTTGTCTAAGGCAAATACCTAATATTTTAATAAAAAGTTATTGACTTTTTATATTGTTTGGTCATAATGATCTCATAATTCAACAACAATTATGATTATCAACGAAGCCGTCTCTTCTCCTGTTCTGACCAGCGTCCTCTCTGCTCCCAGTCGTTTCAAGATCAAGGCCAGCGCCAAAGCGTTCAAGATTCTGTCTGGATTCTATTCTGAGCCTATCCTCGCTATTCCGCGTGAGCTTGGTGCCAATGCGTGGGACAGTCACGTTAAGGCTGGTAACACCAAGCAGATGTTTGAAGTTCACGCCCCAAATACTCTTGAGCCTTGGTTCGCCATTCGTGACTTTGGCACTGGTCTTAGTCCCGAGGCTGTTGACACCATCTATACCACCTACTTTGAGTCTACCAAGACCGCCGATAATGACAGCGATGGCTGTATGGGTCTGGGCAGCAAGACTCCGTTTAACTATACGGAGAATTTCACTGTCACTTCTTTCTACAACGGCAAGAAGTATGTATATAATTGCTATATTGACGAGGCTGGTGCTCCCAATATTATGCAGATGGCTGTTACCGACACCACCGAGCACAATGGCGTAGAGGTGAAGTTTGGCGTCAAAATTGCCGACATTTCGATGTGGGTTGACAAGGTTACTCGCGCATATGAGCCGTTCCGCTATCGTCCGGTCATCAAGGGTGCCAACATCACTTATCCTGAACGCAAGTATATCTACCAAGGCAAGACTTGGGGTATGCGTGAACACACCAATCGCTATGAGAATCGCCAATCGTATGCCTTTATGGGCAACTATTGCTACCCCATCTCCAGCACAATCATTCGCCGTGCTTTGTATAATTCAAACGATGCCAAGCTTGGCAATATGCTTGAATACGGCTCGTTCGACTTCTTTTTCAACATTGGTGATCTTGAGGTTGCTCCCAATAAGGAACAGCTTCAGTATGATGACACCAACAATACAACCGCTTCTGCCATCATTTCCGCGATGAAGGTTGCGTTTGATGAACTGAATGCGAGTGTCAAGAAGAACATTGAAATTCCCAAGTCCCGCTGGGAAGCGATGTGCTTGCACCAGAAATATAACTCGTATGAAAGTCCGTTCAGCAGTCTTCGTAATATTGTTGGCGAGATCAAGATTTCCTTCAACAACGAGAATATTGACAGCAACAACGTGTCCAATTATTCGCTTCGAAACACTATTCTGAATGGAATTGGTGGCAAGATGGATATGTATGCCATCGAACTTCGCAACAACAAGATCAAGGTTCGCAAGATCGACAATATTGTGGCGGTGTATGGCAAGGATGTGCTTGTTTATCACACCACACATAACAGCCTTAAAAAGTCCCGCGTTCTGCATCACCTTGCCAACCAGAACTATACAGACAAGAACTTCCCGACCATCCGAGTATTCATCGATAGTGATAGCAATGGCAAGCAGTTTGCTGCCATCAAGAATCACTTTGGCTGGAATAACGCCAATGTTTTCAATGTGGAGTCTTTGCCCAAGCCGCCGCCGTCTCCTCGTGTGAAGAAGGCGATTGGAACCGATGAAGTGTTTCAGGCTTCCATCAAGGATTTCTCTAACGTCGAAAACAGACACCCTTCGGTTAATTGGCTTCGCCGTGCTGGCACGTTCAATTCCAACGAGACATATTATTACTTTGATTTTCACTACACATATCCGGTCGATGGCAACTCGGATATCAGCGATCACGTGGACGATGTGATTAGCGTGCTTGCCACCGAGAAGGCTATTTCTTCAGAAATCGTATATGGTATCAATTCCAAGAACAAGAACCTTCTTAAGGTTGGCAATTGGGTGAATATCTTGTCCCTGTTCAAGAGTACCATCGCCGCCAACAAAGAAAAGTATGAACAGAAATATTATATTCATAATCAGCGCAATGCGTTTACCGACCTTTGCAACGTCTATCAAAAGCTGTCTTATCATCCGAGCATCATCGCCAACATCAAGAACGATGCTACTCGCAATATGTTTAGTTCCTTTGTTTCTACATATGTCAAGGTGACCAACGATACAATCAGTCGCGTCAATCCTGTATTGATGAATATGGCTGGTATTTCGCCCAAGAAGCACAAGGAACTTCCGATTGACCTCGCCGCGTTCAAGAAAATGCTTGATACCAAGTATTTCGGCATCGTTGAGGTTATGGAAGTATATCACAACAAGGCGTCTTCTTTGTATAAAGTTATCAATTTTATCGACGAAAAGTCCTAAAATATATTTGACAAATTAATAAAATCTACATAATATAGACCGTATAAATCAAGAACTCTTATGAATAATACTACTGCTATTCCCTACGTCATCAAGACCAATGGTTCCGTGACACTCTACCTTAATGGCGAGTGTCTTACTGTGGCGACTGACCACCCCAATTATAACAAAATCGTTGAGAACATCAAAGCCGGTGATTTCTCTAATATTGAAAGTCTGGTCAATGTAGCCAAGGCTGTTGTTAATTATGCCTCTGGCCGAATCTCGGTTGTCAATGGTGAGATTCTTTACAGCGGCTTTGCTGTGAGCAATACGCTCACCCAGCGCATCCTTAAGATGATGGCTGATGGTTTCAAGTTTGATCATATGATCAAGTTCCTTGAAAATGTTATGCAGAATCCCAGCAAGCGTGCTGTGGATGAGACTTACTGGTTCCTTGAGAACTATGGTCTTCCCATCACCGACGACGGTTGTTTCCTCGCCTACAAGGCTGTTCGCAACAACTATACCGATATTTATAGCGGCAAGTTCAACAACGCAATCGGTGCCGTTGTTTCTATGCCCCGCAATATGGTTGATGACAACTATGGCGTGGATTGCAGCAATGGTCTGCACGTTGGTGCACTCGACTATGTTGTTGGCTACGGTCACTTCGTCAAGGGACAGGCTCCTGCCACCGATGGAAATCGCCTTCTTATCGTGAAGGTCAATCCCAAGGACGTTGTCAGTGTTCCTAAGTATGAAGGTCATACCAAGATGCGTGTGTGCGAGTATGTCGTTGTCAGTGAAATTAAGGACGTTGTAAAAGAACTCGACAAGGTTGTATACACCAGCAACGCGCAGGAATTTGATTCTGATTGGGATTCTGATGAGCCCGATGGTGATTATGGATTCGATGATGATTCCGATTACTCTGACGAATGTGCCGATGGTTGCGGCTGCTCCTGCAATAGCGAATCCGAGGATGAATATACTTCTGGATATGATCAGGGCAAGCACGATGCAAACTTTGGTCTTGAATATATGACCAATCTTGATTCTGACGCCAGCGATGCATATCGTGATGGATATGCCGAAGGCTATCGCAACAACGAATAAACCTTAGTGAAGTAAACTAAAACAAAACATAATTAACAAATAACTAAATAAACATATGGCAAACACAAAAAAGAAAAACGCTACTAACATCCAATGGCCCACGAGCCATTTTACAATCGACGATGTCCAGAATAAATATCCGGACGTTGTGAATATCACGCTGCGCTTCCGTGTGAAGAAGGCAGTCGAGAGCAAGGAGATCGTAACTATCGGCAAGATCAAGCCTGCCATCGGTCGCCCGAAGATCGTATTCGCTCCCGCGAATCCTACTCAGGACATTCTTGATGCCGCCAAGGCTGCTGGAGTGTTGGTCAGCGACGAACCCAAGGCTGCTATCACTGTGGCCGAGGTTAAGTCTGAAAAGAAGGTCAAGGCTCCCACCGCTGTTGCTCCTACCGCCGGTATCACCGCAGAGTAATAGTTAAAATAAAGATATGGTCCAAGCCGTTGGGGTGAAAACTCCAACGGCTTTCTATTTATGTATATATGAAGAAGAAGCCTGTTCATCTGAAGGAAATAGGGTATGATGAACCAATATTTTATTGGTATGAATTGGGCGAAGCCACATATGCATTATATGACAGTGATATGGGAGAACCTGTGTCATATGGTTCGCTAAATTTGGTTGTAGGAACCATCCGCGCCATCAATCAGGAAGTATTGGAGAGAAAACGCAAGAAATGTATATTGTGGTATTTTAAAAGAGATGCCACCAACGGTTGGAAGAAATCAACTCCACCAGTATTGTTTAATTGGAATCCAGAAACAGAAGACAAGAAAAACGCCACTAATAGGAAAAAAGAAGAAGATACGGATAAAAAAACTGGTAAATAAGATTTAATTCCGTATAATTGTTTTATTATGTATAATGATTTTATTGAAATACTAAAGAGTTGGCACGGAGCGGCCCAATTCATCTTTCTGTTTTTATTTATATTCACGATTCTTGGGATGATAATGATCATCATCAAATATATCGGAGAATTCTTCACAGAGTCTTTGCCTATCTTGGTGCGAGGATTTCCTCCATATCCTAAAAAAGACGACGAAGAAGAAAATGATTGAACTGCAAATCAGCAAAGATGATGTATGTTTGGTCAAATATGTAAATAGACCAATAGTATCGCTATGTCCGCGAACTGAAATCAACGTGGTGTGCGGAAACTGCAATTTACCGTTCAAGACAAAGAATTATATATTAAATACAAACACATATAGATATGTTGCCAGTTGCGTTCATTGCGGGAAGTGGAATAAGATGAATTTATTCACCAAACACTCTCGTCATATATATGAACTTTTTTAGGCTTAAATTGATAGTTATAATAATACAACTATGAGCCTTTTTATAGATAGTGCAATACCACCGGATGGAAATCCAAATACCATAATATACGCGCCACAAGGCTCGTTGTTTTATAAAACAGGCTCGTTCTATAGAATAAATTTTTCAGGATCGCGGGGAGATGCTTGGGAAGAAGTAAAGTTTGCAACTGTGAGAGGACCGTTCATATTCCGCACACCAGAAGACGTTGAAATACTGCAAAAAATTAAACCAGGTCAATACACATATGTAAAGACCACAAATGAATTATATAGCACCGGTTGGACTCTTCTCAGCAACTATGGTCCGTTCATTCCAAATCCAACGCCAACACCGACTATTACATCAACCATAACAGTTACTCCTACCAATACGCCAACAAATACACCTACGATATCTGTTACAGCAACGATTACTCCGACAATAACAAATACACCGACTAATACTCCAACACATACTGTCACGAGAACTCCTACGCATACCCCAACATCAACGGTGCAGTTGACAGCCACACCTACTCCAACGATTAGTCACACTGCTTGCCCAACAAGAACTCCTACATCCACTCCGACATATACGCCAGCACCAACAAGCGCTCCAACGAATACTCCAACTCCAACGTCCACCCCAACTGCAACACCAATTCCACCAACAAGTACACCGACGTTGACTTCTACACCTACACAATCAACTGGTGCACCGGCGACTCCTACTCCAACATCTACGCCGTCAGGTACAACTGGGACGACTGCAACTCCTACTCCAACATCCACGCTGACTCCTACAATAACCAATACTCCTACATATACGCCTACTTATACACCAACCTCCACTCCATCTGGCACAATTGGCGCACCACCTACTACCACGCCTAGCAATACACCAACACGCACACCGACCAACACACCGACTCTTACACCAACCAACACTCCGACTAACACTCCGACTAACACTCCAACCAATACGCCGACACTTACACCAACTGGCACACCGGCGAGTACTCCGGATCCAACAAGCACTCCAACAAATACACCGACTCCCTCTCCAAGCGAAACACCGGCTAGCAGCCCAACTCCAACGCCAACTTCAACACCTCCCCCAAATTGTAATACATATACATTATGGACAGATGGCAGCGGAAATGGACAGGCAAGCTGGACAACGTGTGCGGGAGGATCTGGTAGCGACTTTACTACGGGCGATGTTCCAAATTCACAATATGGTTCGGCCTGTGTACAGAATAATGCAATAAGTTATAGTGCCGGATATATAGTTGGACCGGGTGCGGCTTGCACATAAATTGAATTATGAAAACTTATATAAACAAGGATTTTAATACGGTCGTAGAGCAGTTAAAAGCGTCTTCCAGCGCCAGCTTTGAATTTAAAGTATATTTCGAGGACAGTACAGGACAATCGACGAGAATAGGCGGATGTACTGAGATCGACGAGAATTTTTTTATCAGAACGTGGGATACGAGGACAAGAATTCAAGTCAGTGAAAACGATAAAATATACATAGAAGATTCGACTTAATAGTGTATGTTAAAATGGTTATACAGAAAGTATGAGGTATCTATCATTATACCTACATATAAAAATACCAAGTTTTTAATAGAATGCTTGGAATCAGTAATAGCATCCGCAGAAAAATGTGCAAATTATGAAATACTGCTGGGTATAGACCATTGCAACGACACTCTCGAATTTATACAATCATCTTCGTTGTTTTCTCATAAGCACATCAAAGTATATTATTTTTCAAAAAACGTCGGACCTTACTTTATAAGAAATTCTCTTGCGGAAAAATCAAAGTATGCTAATATTTTGTTTTTTGATTCGGATGATGTTATGATGGAAAATATGGTGGAAACATTGTTGAAAAACTTCAAAGGAAAAAGTATGTTGAAATTCAAGTTTTACAATTTCAACGATGGCTCTGATTATACCAACGTCGATAATCTGAACATATCTCCAGATTCATCCATCGGTCAATTTCTGATAACCAAAAAAAGTTTCTTCAAAAGTATGGGGTTTTTTGGATGGAAATGCGGAGCCGACACCGAATTTCACGAAAGATATTCCGGTAATGGAAACGATATACACAATATCGATGTTCCTCTTTTTTACCGAAGATATCATTCCAATAATATGACAAAGTCTCCGGACACCGGAATAAACTCCAAAATCAGGGAAAAATACGGGAAAATAATAATGGAAAACCGAATAAACAAAAAATGGAAAAATCCGGTCAGGCCATATGTTTTTCCATCCACTCTCATAAAATTATGAATGAATGTGATCTCAATGAGGATATTCAACAGTATCCAATAAAAAGAATCTTTCTCAACAATCCCGCGCTGTTTTGGGATAAGAATCAGCTGAAGTTTGAAATAAATGAAGATCAAATTCAGTTCGATGATAATTTTGTAAACACGTATTTTGACAAAGTCTATTGCATAAATCTTAACCAACGAATTGCAAAATGGTTGTCGGTCAAACGAAGATTGAATGCCTGTAATGTTGATGCTATAAGATTTAATGCAATCGATGGGGAACTATTCTCCGGAGAAAGTAATTTAAGTTCCGGAGAATACGGATGCTTATTAAGCCATCTTTCGGTGATACGGGACGCAAAGGCAAACAATTATCATAGAATTTTGATTTTTGAAGACGACGTACATCTGTCCAAAGACTTTCAAAAAAGAATACAGCTTTTACAAAAAATTGATTGGAAATTGCTTTATCTCGGAGGAAGTCAATATGACTGGGAAAATATAAATCCGTCCGAGGGAGGATTCTATCTGTCAAAAGATACTCGGGGAACATTTGCATACGCTGTGGATAGAAGCATGTTTGATGAGTTGGAATCCGAATTTTTAAAAAAATACGCCCCGGTGGATATAATTCTGACTGATGTGCAAGGCAGACATTATGGAGAATGTTATACATTTTATCCAAATATAGCATTGGCGGATGTAAGAACCTCCGACATCAGAGGAGAAAGAGATATGGCATCGCATTCCAAAAAAATGCGATGGAATTTATCAAACTTTCCCGCGTTTGATCCAAGCACCAAGAAAATATTATTGGTGCCCGACGCCAGAGATTGGGCATTCGATAATATCGTTAAAGCGGTAATCAAGTATAATCCTTATCCGGAGAAACTCTATTATGAGACCGTATATTCCAGAGATTTGCATTCAAAAATATCATCATATAATAATTCTGATTGGGATTATGTATATGTGATGTTTGAAGGAGAAAGAATAATACCCTCCGAAAAAAACGTAATCCGAGGATGTTATTCTGCCTTTTGGTCGGAGAATGAACTCTATACACCAAAATATATGTGCGAGTATTTTAGTGGATGTGGTGGAGCGGTGTTTGCAAATGAGGCTTTAAAAGAACAATTTTTAAAACATCTTCCAAAAAATTTCCCAACGGAAACAATAACGGATGCTTCTGATGAAAATTTATTCTATCCCATAAAACATAAAAAGAATAAAGAATTTACTGTATTGTATGTTGGAAATACGCTTCGCCTAATCAAGAATTTTGAAACAGTAAAAAAAATATGCAATGAATCACAAGTAACTCTAAATGTTTGCGAAGATATACCAAATAATGAAATGGTTCACGAATACAACAAAGCGGATGTAGTAATAAACTTCAGTGAATTTGAAGGTGGTCCGCAAACATTTGTTGAAGCGGCATTGTGCGAGGTTCCTATGTTGATCAGAGACACCAATCAACTTGCGAAGCATATACCGTGTTTTGTTGGCAGCACGGCTGAGGATTTTGTCAATATTTTGAACAGGTTAAAAACGAATAGAGAAGAATGTGTAAAAAAAGGAGAAGAGGCTTACAAAGTTGCCATCGAACAGTTTACATATAAAAGGACCGCCAAAAAGTTTGCCGATTTTTTCCTGTCATTCGGCAAGAAAAATCTCCGAGACGAGCTGACCGTTTTTGTGATAAATGCGGGAGATAATCCAAATTATTGGGATTGTGTGGATTCTGTATACAACCAGAATTGCACATTTCATATCAAATTCATCAACAATGTGGCACCCATGTCAAAAGCATTCCAAAGGATGATAGATGATTGCTTTACAAAATATTATATACAAGTTGATGGAGATATGATATTGAATCCAGACGCAATAGAAACGATATACAACTCACTGGTATCGTCGGAGGAGAAAACATCAATAGTCGCATATATGTTGAAAGATGTGCATTTAGATTTTGATATATATGGAATCAAAGGATACAAGCACGATGTATTAAAAAATTATCCATATAATCTTGAAACAATTTCATGCGAAATGGAGCAGATCAAAAGAATGCACTCGGGAGGATATAATACAGCTATGAAACAAGTGGTACTCGGATACCACAGTCCAAAATGGAATCTCGAATTAATATATGAGAGGTATTTTGATCTGATGGAAAAATGGAAAATTTACAAATATGATTGGTTGGAAAAATTACCTGCCAAACTATTAATAATGTTCAAAAACAATCCAAGTGATATTAATTTTTTTGCATTAGCGGGTACTATGGAAAGCTTGTTTAATAAAGATCCTATTCGAAAAAGAGAGAAAGATTTTTCCATCAAGAACGCAAGTGCGGAAATGCTGCAAAAGATGTATCTGTAAAGGAATAAAATGGGCGAAGAGTTGAAAAAATATACATGTAAATTCAGTCCAAAAAATGAATATGTCCAGCGGATGTTGAATGCTGACAATGGATTATGGGATGCGATGTGGTCTTTGAAGAATGGAGACGCCTCCAAGTATAAAAAATATTATTCAAAGATCACAAACAATAAGATTTGTGAAGAGAGTGTTGCGGAATTCTGGGGCAGGGAGGCAACAACAAGTCAAAATATTCAAGAAACTTCTCCTCCATTAACAATGCTGCATAGTAATGTCTTTAACTCATACATCAGTATGAATATAGATCATTCGATGTTGGTTGAAGGTGATGTGTTTCTTATAGACGGAAATCATAGAACAGAAGCCGCGATGGTGCGTGGAGAAGAACCAGTCGTCGCATTTGATCATACCAGAAACATTTCTCCAGAATGGAAAGCGGTGATTAATGCAAAGTCTGATCCATTGCATAGGATCAAACACCAACCACATCCTCATCCAGTTTTGTGGGATTTGAAAGAGTATAGAACAATGGAATCGTGCCAAATAAGATATGGGGAACTTGCAAAAAGTGGAATAAAAAACACATATGAAATTGGGTGCGCGGAAGGAGTCGGTATATGGATATTAAGACAATCCGGTGTGCAAGCTTACGGAAGCGAAATAAATGGTCCGGCACGCACCCTTGCACAATCTTTAATAAAAGATAAAATTGATTCAGTAATAACTCCAAAAGAACTGCCGGAAACGGAATGTCTAATATTGTATTCCGTATTATATCATTTGATAAATAACAAACTTTATACAAATGAATGGATTGAAAAAATTAAACAATATCAGTGTGTGGCACTTGAACTTAGCACGGATGAAGAAAATGAGGTAAAACAGCGATATCGAAACATGAAGGAATATCGCCCACTTAAATGGTGGCCAAACCGAAAATTGTTATACGTCGATTCCAATCACGCAAATAGAGAAACTTGGCTTCTTTGGAAGTAAAATATGTATAATAAACCAAAAGTCAATGATCTTGCTGTTGTGGTTTGTCACTACAATTGGTGCAATTTTTACACACCCACGAGAAACCTGCATAGATTTATAAGACAGCTTGGTATACAAAATATTCCGGTATATGGCGTTGAATTGTCTTTGACTGGAAAATTTGAAACGGCGGGAATGAAAAATTGGACAAATATCACTGTGACCAAGGAGAATATATGTTTTCAGAAAGAAGCTTGCATCAACATCACCGTAAAAACCATACCAATGGAAATAACCAAGATTGCGTGGATCGATCACGATTTTATGTTTTCCAATTTGAATTGGTATGAAGACGCCAGTGCCGCGTTGGAAAAATTCAAAGCCATTCATCTGTTTTCAAATTATATAGGAACAGATCAGTTTGGAAGAAGTCGGCCCCCAGTATCGTCTATAATAAAACGAGGAGTATCTTCCACAAGCTCTGGGGCCAGAGGTTGTGCGTGGGCGGCGAGAAGAGAGATGTGGAATTATGGTGGATTATATCCCTTCTCTTTTTTGGGCGGAGGGGATACCCTATTCATATATACAATATGGAAAATTTTTACCACCGACAAATTTAAATACTTGACCGGTATGCTGGAAAATGTCAATTTTAAACCATACGTTGATTGGGAAAAGTCAATAACGGGTTATATAACTCCGGATGATGTTGGAAATTTGGATGGCGAAATAATACACGAATGGCACGGAGATCCAACAAATAGACGATACGGCGACAGGTATGATATAATAAAAGGTATGGATTTTGATAAAACTCTTTCACTTGACTCGGATGGATTGGTCAGAATAGATAATATGCCGGATTCTTTTTATGATAGCGTTATGAAATATTTTATGGAAAGAAACGAGGATGGCTTGACAAATTCACACCACGGTCTAGACTATTTTATATGAGTAAACCCATATTAGCAGTGATGGTTGGCATTAGCGGCTCTGGCAAGAGCACATATGCCAATGGCTTGAAGACTTCGCTTAATGCGGAACTTGTTGAAACAGATGTCATTAGACTTGAATTGACTGGAAATGCCGAAGACCAAAGTCAAAACGGCAAGGTATTTGAAATTGCCAAAAAGAGAGTGAATGATATTTTGTCACAAGGCAAGAATGCAATTATCGATGCAACAAGTCTTTCTGTAAGAGATAGAAAAGACTGGATTGATATTGCCAAAGCAAACAATGCCGAGGTGCGTGCATACTTTGTTGACACTCCTGTAAGTGTATGTAAATCACAGAATAACAAACGCCAGAGAAAAGTTCCGGAGTGGGTAATAGACAAGCAAGCCAGCAAGCTGTATCCTCCTGTAAAAGACGAGGGATTCGACAGCGTTACAGTTATCTGAAGCCTTGACAATCCTGCCTGTTCTGGTAGGATATTTGTATGTATCAAGCCGTATTCTATGACCGCAAGGCCAACTTCGTGCACGTTTGGGATGACCAGAATGGTTATGCCAGAGTCAAGTATGTGCCGTATGCATATCGCAAGAAGCAGGGTGGCAAATATAAGTCTATTTATGGTCAAGAACTTGAACGGGTTGAAAAATTCAATCCTCGCGACTCCTCGCTTCTTGAATCGGATGTTCCTGTTGAAACTCGTTTTCTGATAGATGTTTATGGTGGCAGCGACGATGTGTCCATTAACCATCGGCTCGCGGTGCTTGACATCGAAGTGGATTCCACCGGAGGATATCCCAATGTGGAACATCCTGTTCAGAAGATCACGGCTATTGCGTTGTGCGATGTGTTCAACAACAAGTATTATTGCTTTGTGCTTGATGAAGAGGGAGTTGTGAAGGCTGGACAGATGCACGGTGCGGAGGTGACTTCATATCTTCACGAGGAAGACTTGCTTAAAGCGTTCTTGGACAGATGGAAGCAAGTAAAGCCCACAATTGCAACTGGCTGGAACATTGACGGCTTTGACTTTCCATATCTGCACGCAAGGCTATTGAAAGTGTTTGATGAAGACACGGCGGGACAGTTGTCTCCTATCAACGTGTGCTATTTCAACAAGTTCAAGAACAAGATGACAATCGCTGGCGTCAACACGCTCGACTATCTTCTCTTGTACAAGAAATACAGCCAGAAGAATCTTCCCAACTATCGACTGGATACTGTTGCCAAGGAAGAACTTGGTGTAGGTAAGGTGGATTATGAAGGCTCGCTGGATAATCTAAAGAAGACTGACATCAACAAGTTCATCGAATACAACTTGCACGATATTGTGCTTGTTCGCAAGATGAACGACAAGTTGCAGTTCATCGACCTTGCGATGAGCATCTGTCACGTTTGCCACGTTGGATATGAGGAGTTTCATATCTCATCCAAGTTCCTTGAAGGTGCTTTGCTTACATATCTTCGTCGCAAGAAACTGGTTGCACCAAACAAGCCGCAGACCAAAGACGATGACGATTTTGATGGTGACGACGATGATGGTGAAGAGGGATTTGTTGGAGCATATGTAAAAGATCCTGTGCCAGGCCGTTATGACTGGGTATGTTCGGCGGATATCAATTCCCTGTATCCCAGCGTGATTATGAGCATCAACATCTCTCCCGAGACCAAGATGGCAGTCATCAACAATTGGAGTGCGGAGAAGTATGCCAAACAGACAGAGGAGGTTGTTGACTTCGCGGATGACAAGTATACATACAAGCAATTGAATGAATTCTTTGGTGAGAATAATCTGTCCGTAAGCGCAAACGGCGTGGTATATGACCAAAAAAAGATCGGCTGCATCCCAGACATTCTAAAGAAGTGGTTTGCGGAACGTGTGGAGTATAAGAACAAGATGAAAGAGGCATCGGATAGCGGCGACAAGGCTGCTACCACTTTCTGGAAACGCCGCCAGCAAGTGCAGAAGATTCTACTTAACTCGCTCTACGGTGTTCTTGGTCTTCCTATCTTCAGATTCTATGACCTTGATAATGCATCCGCTGTCACATTGACTGGTCAGGAAATCATCAAGACCAGTGCCAAGTTTGTGAATGCTCGCTTCAACAAGCGATGCGATACTTCCAACAAGGACTATGTCATATACATCGACACGGACTCCTTGTATCTGGATATCAATTCGCTCGCCAAACACGAGAAGATACAGGATATCAAGCCATATGCCATCAAGACCATCAACGAGGTCGCGGACGGTCTTAACGACTTCTATAAAGTGATGATGGTTAAGATGTTCAATAGCACAGACAATCGCATCAAGATTGCCCCCGACGTTGTTGCTCAGGCGGCATTCTGGATCGTAAAGAAGCGGTATGCTATGCTCAAGGTCTATAATATGGAACTGAGCAAGGACACCAACGATATCGAAATCAAGGGTCTTGATGTTGTGCGCTCGTCCTACCCCAAGAAGTTCAGAGACTTTATGAGTTCCGTGTTGGAGGACATCCTGCGAGGAACCGACAAGACTGTATTGGACAAGAAGATTCTGGACTTCAAGGCTTCGATGAAATCATTCAATCTGGAAGATATTGCCAAAAATACCTCTGTGCGATTTATATCAAACACAGATGCCAAGACGGATTTCAATCCCAAAGACCGTGGACTGTTCAATTTCGTAGATGGTTCGACCGCCCAATGCAAGGCTGCGCTCGCATATAACGATATGCTAAAGAGATACAGCCTGTCAGAAACGGAACCAATTATGAACGGTGGCAAGATCAAGTGGGCATATCTTAAGAGCAATCCATTTGGGCTGGATGGACTTGCGTTCAAGGACGACGGCAAAGATCCGAAGGTAGTTATGGACTTCATCAATCAGTATATTGACCGTAACCGTATCTGGGACGCTGAGTTAGAAAAGAAGCTCAAGAGCTTCTATGAGGCTCTTAAATGGGATCTTTATAGCGAAGACGCTGAAGCAATCAATGAGTTTTTCTCGTTTTGATGCTTGACAAGTTTATAAAAACAAGCCAATATATTCACACTCTACTATTATGAATAAAACAGAACTAAGCAAGTTCATCGAACTATATAACCTGAACGGAACGATTGAATCCGTGAAGATCGTATCGGACGGAGATGGTGTAAAGACCAACTTTGTGTCCGAGGACAAGACGCTGGCTGGCATTGTTTCGTTCTCTGCCATCAAGATCGACAAGGGAGAATATGGTATTTATGATACTGCCCAACTCAAGAAGATGATCAGTGTTCTTGAAGATACCATCAATGTGTCTGTCAACAAGATCGATGATCGTGCAATCAGTTGGTCCGTGTCAGATGGCTCCACCGATTCCACCGTTCTGCTCGCGGATTTGTCTATTATTCCCGCCGCTCCAAAGGTAAAGGAAATCAAGTCTTATGACGTTGAAATTCCTATGGATGACAACTTCATCGACAAGTATATCAAGGCCAAGGGCGCATTGACCGACGCCGAGACATTTACTCTTCTTATGAACAAGAAGGATAAGATGGAACTGGTGATTGGTTATAGCAGCGTGAATACAAGCCGTATCAAGCTGGATGTGGCTCCTATTGCTGGCAAGGATAAGCTCGACAAGCCTATCAGTTTCAACGCCAACTATTTCAAGGAGATCGTGAGCAAGTGTCGCGGGATGGGCGGAATTGTGTTCAAGGTCGCCACCGCTGGTATTTCCAACATCTCTTTCAGTAGCAAGGAATTTGATGCTTCATACTTCCTTATCAAGAAGGAAATTGACAACTAAGATGAACTTCTTGGAAGAAAACGAAAAGAAAACCGAGAATGTCGAGCATAGTTTGTGGTGCGAGAAGTATCGTCCCACAAAGCTGGAAGATTATGTCGGCAACGATACGCTCAAGGAAAAGGTAAAACAATACATCAAAGAAAATGATATTCCTCATCTTCTCTTATATGGTGGCGCGGGTACTGGCAAGACTACTCTGGCTAAACTTATCACGAAAAGCATCAAGTGCGATGTGCTCTACATCAATGCTTCTGACGATAACGGCATTGACACGATTCGTGTAAAGATCAAGAACTTCGCCTCCACGATTGGATTCAATGGTCTGAAGGTGATCATTCTTGACGAGGCTGATTATCTTACTGCGGCGGGTCAAGCTGGTCTGCGTAACACGATGGAAACATATAGTATGAACACTCGGTTCATCCTGACTTGTAACTATCATGAACGCATCACCGAACCGATCCAGTCCAGATGCCAAGCATATGCAATTCATCCTCCTACCAAGAAGGATGTTGCCGCCAACATTGTAAACATTCTCAAGTCTGAAAAGATCAAGTTTGACAAGGATGGTGTGGTGTTGCTCGTCAACAGTCACTATCCCGATATTCGCGCCATTATCAATACCGCACAGCGCGGCGTGATCGATGGTGAGCTTAAACTTGCCAAAGAGGATGTATTGCAAGGTGATATCAAGTCCAAGTTGGTCGAGATGTTGAAGAATACAAACAGGAAAGAAGCGTTCTCCAACATCCGTCAATTGGTCGCTGATAATGGACTGAAGAACTTCAGCGATCTATATACAGAGATGTATGAAAAGGTATCTGATTATGCCCCCGAAAACCAAGCCGATGTTATACTTATTTTAGCAGAGGGTCAGTTTCACGATGCTTCTGTCGTAGACAAGGAGATCAACTTCATGGCTACGGTGATCAACATCCTTAGAGCAATCAAATAAGCATATGTATACCGCAGTCGTTTTAGATGAAAAATCCCACTTGAAACTTGTCAAGTGGGCAGAAGACAACATCAAAGTGAATGGTGTTCGTCTTCCTGTTCTATTACGAGACAACGGTTGGAAGCTGGTTTGTCATCATATGACGATTGCTATGGGCAATACACCAGCCTTTTTACAGCAATATCTTGGCACAAGTCAAAAGCTTGATGTGACCCATTATGGTGTTAGCGACAATGCTATTGCAGTGCGAGTAGTCGGTTTTTATAGCAAGAATCTTATTCCACATATCACTGTAGCGGTTAATGTAAAAGACGGTGGTAAGGCAGTAGACAGCAATAAGATTGCGGTTTGGACTCCGGTTGATGCATCGTTCAAGCTAAGTGGTGAAGTAAAAGAAATGCAATGAAGATTGACGATGCTGTATTTTTTACAGACAACAAGGTTGTAAGACTTGAGTCTGGAGAAAATCGTTATTATCTTACTGACGGCGGAAAGCTGTATGATATGCATCCTGTAAATATAATGGCCAAGGAACTTGATAAGGCTGTTGCCAAGCAAGTCAAGGATGCTGCTAAGACCGGAAAATATAAAAACAGCGACGATGTGAAAAAGTGGCTGTAATCAGCAGCTATTATGGATTTTTCGCTGCTTGCGGTGGATTATATGCCATAATCCACTTCAACGCATTGTTCAGTGTTTCTGATTTGGAAGCACCATTTACTGTATGAATTGGCTTTTTCTTTGAGACCTTGAGGTCATATATGTCTGCCTTGTTGTCATCAATCAGACCCACCTTGAGTTTCTCATATTGTATGGTTGAGCCCTTTTCCTTCTTGTCCTTTACAATCTTTGGCGGCAACACATATACCTTTTCATATCTGCCAGCATTCTCAATAGTATCAACAACCTGTGCTGGATTGGTGAACTTGAATCTTGGACCGGATGAAAGAATCTTGATGGTGTTCATCACGGAGTTTGTGTTTGGATCTATTGCCATGATTGTGTTGGCGGCTTCCTGTGCATAATCCATAACATCTTCAAACTTTGCGAACTTGGCGGCTGGTTCCTCATATCTTTCACGAATGTTGACCCAAGCAAGTGCCTGTAGCTGATATGATGTAAGACCAATCTTGTTTGCTTCCTCATGAAGTATCTTCACAAGGTTCTGGCGAATGACATCATCACCAAACAGTTTCATCACTATACTATTCACGATAGCTTTCTTCTTTGCCTCAAGTGCCTTCTTTTTCTTGGCAAGCAGCTGCTCTTCCGGCGAAAGCTTTGGTTTCTTTTCTTTTTCGTCAACTTGTTCTTCGCCACTTTCATCCGGTAGATGGTTGATCCAATCACCGATTTCATTATCAACCATATGTTTCAATGGTTCATCAAAGAACACTCGTATCATCCAACGATCAATGGTGGCTGGGTCAATCTTGCCTGCCCATTTCTTGCCTGGGAATATGAGGTTGATAAGGAATGAGTTGATCTTGGTGCCGCTGATTGTGAATGCGCCGGACTCAAGATCCTTGTAAAGCTGCTCTTTTGATACTTCGCCGTTGTGCTGGAGATAATACTTCACATATGTGTTGAAGTTTGGAATCTTTGCGTTTGAAACTGTAATTTCGCTGAAGATGTCATCTTGACCCTTCTTGGCTCCTTTTTCAATCTTCTTGCCAGAGTAATCTTTCTTTGGCAGCAATAGATTGGCATAAGCACTATTTGGATATCTGGCTAGGAACGCAAGATCAGCGTCTTTCAGATTACTCTTTACGTTCGATGAAATGGCTTCAAGTGCTTGTTTTCCTTCCGCTGTTGCAAAGTCTTTCTTGGTTGCTGTATAAAGTTTGGCCGCTTCAAGAATGTTTTGATCAAGAGCAGTATTGGCAGAACAATATCCGCAAGCCGCCAAAAACAAGCAAGCATCACTTTCTCCCATACTTTGGAAAACAAGCTTGTTGAAATTGTCATACCAATATGCATATGTGTCCAGCTTTGCTTTCATTTCCGGAGGAGCCTTCATATACTGCTCAACCTCACGCTGGAGGTTTTTCATAGTGATCTTGACGGGAATGCTTACTTCTACTTTCTTGTTATCAACGACGAAATCCATCTTTACAGGAAATGTGTCCTGCGATTTGAATGACGGACTTACGAGTTGATCGTAAAATTCCTTGCCGCCCAAAGCTTCGTTGATTAAAGAAAGTAGTGAAATCATATGTTCTTGTTATAATAAATATATATAAAGCCTTCAAATATGGGTCAAAATTAGTTTATTTATCTCTTCTGGGTTGGGGCACCACCCCTCTCTGCTATAAAAAATAACTTTGGTTTTGAATGGATTCCAATCTCTTTCATATCTTATTCTATTGCATTCCGCGCTCCATACTAGGTGAGTTGCTCCACACAAACTGGCTAGATGCATAGGTCCGCTGCTTGGTCCCAATATAAGTTTGGTGTTATTTATTGCTCCTACCAATTCCTTTGTGTCTATACCTCTTAAATCGGTGGTCCCTTCTATATAAAATGCTTCCTTGTTTCCTATACATGCAATATTTAAATTTTTTGGTAAAGACTCATATAATTTTTTCCAATTGTAAAGTCCCCAGTTTCTTTCCTTTCCTGTTGATTTGTTTCTGCAATGAAATATTAAATCAAATGACAGGCTTCCTTTGAAATCATATTTGTGATATTCCTGTTCCTTAAAGAATAAATCTTGCGTGTCTATTACTCCTCTTTTTGCATTATATCTCATTCCGATATCAAAATTCCCATCCAGATAAAATGTATGATGTGTATTTTTAATAATATCTTTGGCTGCATCTATTGTCACATTTTTTGCCGGTGTATCTTCGTCAACCTCTGGATCAAATTCAAAACACTGATGCTTTCTGGTTTTATAGCTCTTTGGATCAAATTCTATATATTCGCTGCAAAAATCCTCGTAGAGGTATTTGTGACCAGGTCTACTCATCACTATGGTTTTATCAAATTTTCTTGACAATTTCCTGACATAAGCCTGCCAACAAAACAATTCATAGCCAAATTCACCTACCCAAGGACCAGCCAATAGTATTTTTTCGCTCAACGACATATGATATAACTAAGATGGTATAAATAAAAAAATATTGACAAACTATTATTATATTGTATTCTGGTATGTTATGGACCGAAAACTCGCATCAATCCAAGTAATATCCGACCTCAAGCCTATTGCTGGGGCAGATGCCATTCTTTGTGCCAAGGTGCTTGGATGGGAATGTGTGGTCAAAAAGAATGAGTTCAATGTCGGGGACAAATGTGTATATTTTGAAATTGATAGTGTTCTTCCTATTGCTTCTTGGAACGACCATCTTCGCAAAGAGAAAGACAAACCACTTCGTGTCAAAACAATCCGCCTTCGTGGGCAACTTTCACAAGGATTGGCTTTACCGATTAGTTTATTACCTCAAGGTGAATATGAAGTTGGACAGGATGTAACAAACATTGTTGGTGTCGAAAAATACGAACCTGTCATTCCTGCCCATCTATCTGGAACCGTCAAGGGCAATTTCCCAGCATTTCTACATAAAACTGATGAAGTCAGATTACAATCCGAACCAAGAGTTCTTGATGAAGCAATATCAAAAGGTCTTGTGCTTATTGGCACACTCAAAATGGACGGCACAAGTTTTACTGCATATAGAAGGGACGATGAGTTTGGCGTGTGTTCTCGTAACCTCAACCTAAAGGAAACAGAAGATAATGCACATTGGAAGATGGCTCGCAAGCTGAAACTTGAAGAGATTCTTCGCAGTGAATCTCGCAATCTTTGTGTTCAAGGTGAAATGGTTGGTACGGGCATTCAAGCAAATCGTCTTGGTCTCAAGGAAGTCGAACTATACTTGTTCAACTTGTTTGACATTGATAGTGGCAAGTATCTCGGTTATACCGAACTATGCTCTTTTGCTCAAAAGCACGGGTTGAAAGTTGTAAAGTGTGTATATAAACTTGATTTCGCCGCAAACCTTGGCTTAAAGGATGTGGATTATCTTTTGAATATTGCCAGCAATTTGAATTATGCAAACGGCACTCCCGCTGAAGGCATTGTTTGGCGTCCAATATGCGAAACATACAGTGAAGTATTGAAGGGTCGTATGAGTTTCAAGACCATCAGCAATCGTTACTTGGAGAAGTATAAAGAATGAAAAACGATGACCGCATTCGTGGCTATCTTGCCGCCGACATTCTCATTGAAGAGATGTTGAATGATGCTAAACAAAAACTTGAACCATATGCCAAGCGAGAAGGCAGGAAACTTGAATGGTGGAAAGGTTATTGTGAAGGACTTTTAGCCGCACATTGCACAATGGTATTAGGAAAGTTTCCAAATCAACCAGACAACAAGAAACAGATAGACGAATTGTTCAAGCCAGAATCTTGAAGATATATACACGTATATAAAAATATTATAACGGTATTGTTTGTATATATTATATCTATAATGTATGAGATATAATGTGTTATTAGTAGTATTGGCGACCTGTTTAGTTGGGAATTTATACCCAAGTGATATGGTTCATGGCTTCAAATCTGCCACATTTAATGGTGTGGGATACTCCAGCACAGCTATGACTATGGAAAATCTTGCAAGAACACGCAAGCAATCCATCAAAGACACCGCCAAGAACGAAGCCCAACAAGCCATCATACAGGCTCAGAATACCCCTTTAAACACGTTTATAAACAATCTTCAAGCCAGAATATACTCTCAACTGGCTTCTCAAGTTACTGACCAGATATTCAACGCAAGCGGTCAAACATTCGGTATTATAAATCTTCAAGGCGGCGCAACTATTACTTGGCAAAGAAACGGAGATTTTGCCACACTTTATATAATAGACCCAGTAAGTGGAAGTACTACGCAAATAACCGTACCAGTCGGTTCCTTAACCCCACCACCAAACGGATGAAAAAGTATGTTCTTTTCATATTATCAATTCTGTTACTAAGTGGGTGTGCTTCTATAAAAAGTAAACCAGGAATACTTGAACAGCCAAAAACTCAGACCTCTCCGATGGAAAAGGAGTTGAATGGTTTGCCAAATATAGATGGTCCAAGAATAACCATCGGTGTTTATGGATTTGCCGACAAGACTGGTGCAAGAAAAGTAGCTGATAACTATGCTTCGTTTTCTGCGGCAGTCACACAAGGAGCAGAAAGTTGGCTGATTGACGCATTAAGACAAGCAGGAAACGGAAGTTGGTTTCAAGTTCTTGAAAGAACAAGTCTTGATAATGTAATCAAGGAGCGACAACTCATTTTGCAAACGAGAGAAAGTTTTCAAGGAAAGAACTCGGAAAAATTGGCACCAATGTTATTTGCAGGAATACTTGCTGAAGGTGGAATTATAGGATACGACAGTAATATTCTTACAGGAGGAGCAGGAGCAAGTGTGCTTGGCATATCTGGCACAACACAATATCGTAAGGATGTTGTAACAGTATCATTAAGATTTGTGAGTGTGCAAACAGGAGAAATACTTTTAAGTGTTGCAGTAACTAAGACAATTTCCAGTGTTGCCTTGAATGGCAATCTATTCAAGTTCTACGAGCACGGGACCATACCCGTAGAATCCGAACTTGGCATAACCGCCAACGAACCAAATACAATTGCGGTTCGAAGCGCCATAGAAAAAGCCGTGATAGACATTATCTATCAGGGTGAAAAAATGAACATCTGGAAATTCAAACAGGAGAGTAAAAAACCATGAACACAAAAAACATAGTAAAGTTTATATTCTTTACAGCAGTCTTAGGACTGTTTTCAACAGTTATGGCACAAACGCCGGGAGCATTGTCTGCAACAGCGGGCAATTCTTCCGGAAACATGATATACGTCAACCAGATCACAACTGGTGGTGACACGACCTTCATTCAAAGTGGAGCGTCGAATAGAATCGGATCATTTGCTTTGCCAAGCAACATAACCGGAGACAATATATTCTTCGAAATGCGCCAAATAGGCGACGGCAACAATACTGATTTCAGTATCATTGGAGCAAACAATCTAAAATTGCTTTCTGCCTTTGCAGG